GCGCCGACATAGGCTGACAGCACGATTCCGCCCGGAATCACGATATCGGCCAACGCTCGACCCGGCAGGGAACCCGCCTTTTTCGGGACAGGAACCGTCCGGGGATAGAATCCCGGCTTCCGGGAACACCCCCGGGACTGCGCCGCTGCCACTTCTGCCCGCAGCCGGGCAATCTCTTGAAGCGCCGCGGCGTAGTCGGCCGGATTGTGGGGAACCGGAGCCGCCGGGGCGGCATTGCTAACCCTTGCCATTGCATCATCCTCCCGAAACACTCTGCGGTGGAAACAGCCGGCCACCGCTCCGGCACAATGCTCTCGCCGGGGCGCCGCCAGCATGGCGGATTGCCCACTAGCATTAGCCTAGTGCGGAATTGCCCGGAATAGGGCGATATGGCCACGAATGTAGTGGCGTTGGGTCCGTGTTTGGGCCGTTTGTAGCGTTTGGCCCGTATTTGACGGGTTGCCATGAGCGCCATGGCCCGATTGCCGATGGCGCTCATGGCCCCTTGTGTCAGCCCGCCTTGGCCCGCTTGGCCACCTTGGCCGTGATGGGCGTTGTCAGCCCGTCCGGCGTGGTAACCGTGACCGCCTTGATGTTGGCGGGGTTGAACTTCCTCCCGTTGACGCTGAAGCCGCATCGCAGGAGTTGCTGGGCAATGCCGAACACGCGGTCACTGTGCCGCAGGTGAATGGCATACGGGAACAGGCCGCGCTTGGGGACAATCGAGATGGTGGACATGTTGGTCACGATCGTGGACATGGGAACCTCCGTTGGGAAAGGGAATCGAACATCGAACGTTAGCCGGGACGCCGCCCCGGCAAGACACACTCGCCGGGGCGGCTTTGCCATGGGCTATTGGCTATCGGCGTTGGCCGTGGTTTCGCCGGATGGCAACCACTGGGAGCATCTGCGGAGAAACATGGAGCAGATGGGAAGGGCCTTGGTCAGCGGAACCCGGTGCGTCCAGCAATGACGCAACAGGTCAAACAGCAGAACCCTTGGGGCGTGGCATGAATCCCGGTCATGGGCATTGCAACGCTCAAGAGCCACCATTGCCCCGGTGTGATAGGCCGCCAACAGTTCCAGCATGGTTTCGACGTACAAGTCTTCGCTGAACTTGTACGGCGTTTCGTTGTTGACCGGCCAATGCCCCTCTCCGTGCAACTCGGCATCGAGGCAAGAACCGTGATACAGCCTTTGAAACTCTGACATATCGACCTCCGTGGTAATAGACAACCGCTAGCCGGGACACGCCCCGGCCAACATGCTCTCGCCGGGGCGGCTTTGCCATGGGGCCCATCAAAGACCTGTACCAGTAGCCCGGACCTGTAACTGGTACTGGTTCTTGACTCTGGACTGCGGCGATTGGCCGGTCGGGCGTTAGGCCCGCATGGGCGTTGGGCCCGTGGCCGCTTGGCCCGCATGGCGTTGGGTCCGCTATTGGCTATCGGCTATGGCCGAGGCGCCCCGGCGAGTGTGTCCCGGGGCCCGGCGCCGTGCCGGGGCCGCATTGCGTCAATGGCGAGGGTTTCTATGGTCTGGCGAATGGTCTTAACGACGGTGAGCCACGAAGGCATTGTGGCGGTGGCGATTCGCAGGTTTCCGACCAAGGCTATGGCCGAGGAGTGTGGGGAAACGGCGCTGGATGCAGTCAATCGGGAGTTCGTGAAGCACGCCGATTACGAGATCGAGCAAATCTCCGAGGAGGTGCCACGGTGAATTGCCCTTATTGCGGAAACGCAATTCCCAAGGAGCGGGTCAAGATTCTGCGGGCTACTGGACGGGCCATGTGCTGCGTCAAGTGTTCCGCCGAAACGCCCCGGTTAGTGCTGATGGAGTACGGGCACAAGACCGCTGGTTATGCGGTGATCGTGCCACGCGGGTCTGAGCAGCGTGCGTTGCGCTGCTACCGCAGGTCGCGTTAGTTCAGGGGAGTCTTTGACATGTTTGACCATCTGGTTCGGTTGGTGTTTCAGCGCTTGCTCACGGTCCGCCCCCTTCTGGAGGAGATCAAGGAGCAGCAGATCGAGGTTCGTCGCATGCCCATCGGTGCCGGCATGCCGCAGGAGTTCAATCGGGCCTTCGCCGGCTTGATGTGGAGCGTGGAGCGGCTGGGCATGCTGCTGAACGAGGAGGTGCCCATGGAGGACACCGAGGTGATGACCAATCCGATCGTGACGGGCTACATCGTGCAGTTCACGCCGGAAGACAGCGAGTCCCATAGCACGCAGTTCGCTGGTCCGTTCCTTTCGCAGGAGGACGCCAAGGACTGGATCGAGAACAACCACTTTGGCGAGGGTTGTGACTATTACGGGACCACGCAGATCATCGAGATCAGCACCGATCCCAGCGAGATTGATGTTCGCTAATCGCTATGGCGGCGGCGCCCCGGCGAGTGTCCCCCGGGGCCCGGCAACGTCGCCGGGCCCATTCCGGTTGATTCCCTTGTTTCAGGAGGTTCTTTCCCATGTCCGATGACATTCTGGCCCGTTTGCGTGAGATGGCTGGCAGTGCCGGTGAGCCCAAGGTGGAGGCGAAGCCCAAGGCCGTGGCGCCCAAGGCCGCGAAGCCGAAGGCAGAACCCGCCCCGGTGGCGGTGGTCGAGCCGGAACCCGTGACGGAGCCGGTCCCGGGTTTTGGTGTGGCGAAGTCCGCAGTTCTGGCACCGGTGGTGGTGCTGGACGATGGCACCACGTTCTCCAACCTGCGCGGTGCCAAGGTCTGCTGGGTTTCGCCCGATGCGGAGGAGATCGAGGAGTCCGACCTCGACTGCGGCATCGAGATCGGTGACCTGCTGACCCTGCGGGACGCGGTGCAGACCATCCTGCGGATCGTCGGCTGATACGTGAACGTCGGTGCATCTTGACCGCCGGTGGCGAGTACGGGAGGCTCGCCACCGGCGTTTCCTTATTCTTCCCATGTCCCAAGAAAGGACTGTTCAAATGGCCAGTGGTCCCAATCCCAAGTCGGCCGTGATGATCGCCACCGTCGGGTGTGTGGCGTTCTGGACGGCGTTTCGTGTTCTGCGTCAGCGGGTGATCGACGCCTTGGCGAAGGTGGGCGTTACGGCAGTGCCGCCCATCGACTTCTATGACGCGCTTGTCGAAACCGGCAAGAACGTCATCGACGCCGCCAACCTGCGTCAGCGGAAGTGCCCCATCAAGCCCGACTCGCTGTCGCGGACTGGTGTGGGCGTGGAGTTCTATCAGACGTTCAAGGGCGACAAGCAGAACCAGCGTGAGTTCTTGTTCTCCCTCGGCGTGGATGACAAGAACACGGTGTTCGTGATTCAGGTCGGCGTGAACCCTGCGTTGCAGGCATTCTTCGCCAATCCGCAGGTCGATGCCATCCTGAACACGCTGTACCAGAAGCATCTGGAGTACATGCCCAGCCGGGATGTCACCGATGCTCTGGTTGGTCTGATCGCCAGCCAGAAGGGTATCCCAATGAAGCAGACCGGCGGGGTCTACTTCGTGCCTGACTGTGCTATCTCTGCCGTGGACTCTGTGTTCCACGACCTGAACGCCGCCGGTTGCCGCTGCACCCTGCTGAAGCAGGACTTGCGGAACAACCCGGAACTGGTGAAGCAGGTCTTGGAGGCCACCAACGATTCGCTGGTGGAGGAGTGCCAGAAGATGAACGATGTCATGCAGGACATCATCGACAATGACAAGGCTCCCCGTGCCAACGGCATGGCAACGAGGATGCAGCAGTTGGGCGAGTTCGCCCGGCTCGCGGAGTATTACGAGGAGCAGTTCGGCACCAACTTGCAGGCCGCACGTTCCGCCCTGTCCAAGTCGTTTGAACTCATTGCGGAACTGCAAATCCGCAAGTCGGCCGGCAAGTGATGTTTCCCTATCGCTATGGGCGGCGGCGCCCCGGCGAGTGTCTTCCGGGCCCGGCACGGTGCCGGCCCGGCACGGTTCGGTTCTCTGTCAATGGGGAGTGATTTCAGATGAGCAGTCTGTTGAATCTGCCGTACTACGTTGCGGCACAGGTTGGTGTACCGTCCATGGCGTGGGGCGGTACTGGTGTGGCGAAGACCGCCTCAATCGAGGCTTGTGCGGTGGCTGCGGGTAAGGTGTTCCACGCCTTCCTGCCCACCCACCACCTGCCCGAGGAGATGACCGGCATGCCGGCCGTCTACCGGGAGGAGAACATGGTGCGGATGGTTCCGCTGGACGAGATGCACGACCTGACCCTTCCGGATCGGTGGTGGCATCTGGACGAGGCGAACACGGGTTCTTCGATGATGCGTGCCGTCACGCTGTCCATCGTGAACCCCACCGAGCGGCGTATCGGCCGGCTCACGTTCGCCCCGGACTTGATCGTGACCGCTGCCGCCAACCCGCCGGAGATCGCACCTAATGCGACCCCGTTTGAGGGTTCGGTGCTGAACCGGTTCTTCCACTGGAAGTGGGAGACTCCGGTGCAGGACTTCCTGACCGGGATCGAAACGGGTGTTTACCCGAAGCCGTCGATCCCCGTGGTCAAGAACAGCAGCATCGGTGAGATGGCATGGGGCCGCAAGATTCGGTTGTTCTTGGAGAGCAAGCCGGACTTCGTGGAAACCAAGCAGGTCGAGCCGGACGCCTTGTCGTTCCCCAGTCTGCGGCAGTGGGCCTACGTGAAGAAGGGCTGTGCTGGACTGGACTCGGTGGGTGCTGACCCCAAGGTCTACGTGAAGTTCGTCAGTGGCTGCGTCGGCCAGACCGCCGCGACCCTGTTCGTGCAGTTCGCACAGGCCATGGACTTGTACTCGGCCCGTGAGGTGATGGAGGGGAAGGCCACGGTCAACTTCAACGACAAGTTGGACCGGCTGTTCCAACTGCCGTCGGCACTCATCTTCCACGCCCAAATGGCGAAGGACGAGGGTGCCCTGACCGATGACATGGTGGACCGTGCGTTCATCGTGTTGCTGACCCTTGGCGAGAAGGGCATGGTCGATGCGGTGAAGCAGCCGCTGTCCGCCATCGCCCTCATCAAGCCCGGCTACCGTCCGCCGCAGCAGTACCGTGAGCGGTTCGGTTCGCTGCTGTCGCAGATCATGGCTTGATTCTTCGTGTCGATTCACTCCCCGCCGTGGGGCGTAGTGGTGGAAACACCGCTGCGCCCCACGGCACTCTCTAACGCAGAAAGGTTTCTCGCATGCCGACGATTGCCAAACTGCCGCCGCATATCATCGCGGTGAGCAAGGCCAAGGAAATGGCCCAACAGTGGATGAAGTATCTCGGCGGGTATCTGGAGGGATGCCCGACCATCTTCGATTCCCGCGTCCCGACCATGGGCGTGGACTCCGACGGCAGGTTGTACATCAACCCGCAGTGGGTGGATCAGTGGTCCGTGGAGCAGAATGCCTACGTTCTGCTGCACGAAATGTGCCACAACCTGCTGAACCATGCGGAGCGCCGGTTGCAGGCCATCCCCAACGCCAACCCGCAGCAGTTGGAGTGTTGGAACGTGGCCGCAGACCTGTGCATTCAGCAGGTGCTGGAGGAATGGGACCAGTACCGTCCGCGTCCATCCGTGGAGATTCGGGATTACGTTGGCGTCCCCGGCATGGTGCCCGGCCTCTCGACCGAGCGGTACTACGGAATCCTGTGGAACAACGGGAATCCGCAGCAGCCCAAGGGCAAGCAGCCCGGCGGCCAACCCGGCAATCAGCCCGGTCAGCCCGGTCAGGGTGGGCAGGATGACGATGACCAGCAGCCCGGCAATGGCGGCAGTGGTGGCGGCACGCCAGTCCCGCCCAAGTCCAAGCAGCCACACGGTCAGTCCGGCTCCGCGTCCGATGGCGTGAAGCAGGACTACGAACTGGAGTCCGACCTGACCAGTACGGCCACCAACATGGCCAGACTGGAGGACGTTCGCCAGCAGATGGAGGACGATGGCAGCGTCGGCAAGGGCTCCGGCATGGGGCAACTGCGGCAGTCACTGAACGTGCGGCTCCGGCGTCAGCCCGATCCGTTCGACCAGTTGAAAGCCATCGTTGGCAAGGAAGTCTCCGCGACAGTGGGAGCGGACGAGTACACCTACCGTCGGCTGTCCCGCATGCAGCAGCATCCGGACCACCCGATGCGTGGCGTAATCAAGGTCAGCCCGGAGTGCGTCATTGTGCTGGACACATCTGGCTCAATGGGTGCCGGGCCACGGGGCGAACGTGTGTCCCGTGCGTTGACTGCCATTGCCCAAGGTGTGCGTCGGTTGCAGAACCCCCGCGTTATCTCATGGGACGATGGGCTGCGTGGCGACAAGCGGTGTGCAAGTATCCGGGATTTCCAGTGGGTTGGCGGTGGCGGCACCGGCATGGAGGACGCCATCGAAATGGCCGACAAGAAGTACCGGCCGGATTGCATCGTGCTTGTCACGGACTGCGGTACGGGATGGCCGGAGAAGCCGACCCGGGCCCGATTGGTTGTGGCTGCGGTGGCAATGGACACGAAGCCGCCGAAGTGGGCACGGGTTGTTGATCTCACGAAGGAGGTCAACGCTTATGTCGGTTGATGAAGTCGCGTTCTTGATAGCACTCATTGGCATTGGCTTGTATCTCACAAACGGGAGGCCAAGGTGACGAAGAAAGCAGAGTACGTGGTTCGCAATGCTCTCCGTGACTGGCGTAGCAGAGCGAACCAGATGGTTCGGAACTGCCTGCGAAGGCTACGAAAGGAGGGGATCACGCCAACGCAGCCGGGCGTCAATGATTATCTCGCGGCTACCGAAACCGTGGAGATGTATTTGCGAACGGAACTGCACGATCTCGTAGCAGAGTGGGAGCAGAAGCGGTCCAACTACGAACCGCTGTTCTCGATGCCGCCGGCTCGGCGTAAGACGGCGGCACCAGCGAAACCCCTAACGCTGGTCGAGCGTAGGGCAGTGGCCGCAAAGGCCAAGGTTGTTCAGTGGCAGCGCAAGCAGAAACTTGCGGCCACGAAGGTACGGCAGTACCGCAAGAAGGTTTCCTACTACACCAAGAAAGGTGTGATCCGATGAGCCTCATGTACCGTGTTCAGCCCGCAGTCTCTGTGCTAGTGGGCCGCCCCAAGACGGACCCGCAGATCGTCAGTCCGCAGAACTTTCTCACTAACTTCGGGCTGCATCAGTCAAAGCCCGAGTCGGAGCAGGCTCTGCGACAGTGCCCGGAACTTGTGCGTCTGGCTATTGCCTCCCACTATACATGGTGGTTCTTGGCACGGGCCCACTCGGCAGTGGTTCGCACGTTCGCCCATGCTTTCATGGCGGCGTGCAAGTCTCCGTGTGTTGCCATTTGTCAGGCATATAGCCCGGAAATCAACAACGGTCTGGCGGGAGCCGGCATCGTTTGCAATTCCCGTGGCTACGGCAATGCGGTTTACCCCGTCATGGCGTACCGAGTGCTGCATTTCTTTGGCCGGTACCTGCAAGATGCCGGGGCCAATGGGCCCAACGCCAACCTCATGCAGAAGAAAGACTGGGCGGCTTGGCTGCGTCCCGGTATGCGTGCCTACTCTGACCACCGTGGAACGCAACACGACATGGCAGTGGGCACGGTCGGCAAAGTTGATATGGACGATTACGATACGGCAGACCGGGAGGGTGTTCTGGTTCGCTCGTCCGCCTCACGGTGGAAAGCGTACAAACACGGTGCTATCACTGCCCTGCAACCGTTCTTCTCTGGCGAACTGGTGCCGGCCGGGTATGACATGACCCCGTTCACCGGGTTCACTATGTTCCGGGCGTGCGAGGTTCCCAAGTTGTGGATTCAGAAGCCCCGGTCCAAGCGACTGGTTGCCATGATCCCACGGTGCCTTGCATACGGGATGGAGCAGGTCGGTGAGGAACTGCCTTACGCCGTGCGGTACGTGCATGAGAGCGATGCGTGGAACCGTGCGGTGAGGAAGCAAATCAACCACTACATCGAGAACCGCGAGCATGCCGCAATGATCGCCATGTCCAAGCGGGACTCGATCGTGGCGTGGCTCAACCAGTACGACGCGATTGCCACAGTCCACTATGCCATGCCGCAGGTGGAGGGGCGGAACGTGTGCATGGATGAGTCCAACATCGAGTTCACTGCGGCGAAGGAAGTCCACTTGCAGTTCCCCGGCCTGTGCGAAAACAACCTCGGATAAGGAGCAGACCCATGCAGTTCAACGATTACCTCACCCACTACCAACTGGCGAAGGCCGGGGAAATGGGCAATGACTTTGCGAGAGGGTTGCGGAACATCACGCCACGGGAGTTCTTCGTGGGGTACGTGCATCGGCTGGACGAAATCAGCCGGGCAAAGTTCGGCAAACCCATCGAGCAGGTTGACCCATTTACCCCGGCCATGCTGACTATGGAAACGGAGTGGCATGAAGCCGGTCGGCCTTACTACAACCTGTGGCCCAGCATCATTCCGGCGTTGACCAAACTCCACATGGACGCGGACTCATCGTTCTTCCGTCTGCCGCTGGATCAACTGCTGATTCGACTCCCCGTCAATGACAACTCGCTGTCGTGGGAGTGGCAGGGAAAACCCTACAGCGTTAGGGCCGTTCTCTGTGGCAACGTGCAGTTGATTACCGAAGTCAACGGCAAGGCAATGTCAGGGTGGGCTGGCAAGCAAGATCCTGCGTTGATGAAGCGTGGCATCGCAATGTGGATCGACGCCCACGAACCACTGCCAGATGCCTATGCTGGGCTCGCCTCAAACAGGCTGCACCGCATGATGTACAAGCATGTCGTGTGCGAGGAGGGAAAGTCCATCGAGTGGTCGTTTGACAACATCCCCGCTCACGATTCGGCGGACGTTGGCGTCAACTACCCTGACCAAGTGGTGCGGGACGTTGCCCGCATCGTGTGTACTCTCTGCCTCATGGCCGAGGACAAAGATTTGGTCGAGCCTATTGTGTTGCGGTCAGACGAGGATAAGTTTGATCGCACTGGCGACCTTGGGCTGGTGACCAAGGCCATCCGTCGCGGCAACTACGGATTCAACGTGGGCCGCAACATCGAGTGCGTTCCGCATGTTCGTTCTGCATCGCCCGCCGCCCTGTACTGGACGGGTCCGGGCCGCAAAGTTCCTCGCATTCGGTTCCGCCGTGGAACCGTGGTTCATCGTAAGCGGTTGGCGTCGGTGCCGACCGGGTTCCTTGACATGGAGAAGGGAGAGTCGCAATGAAGCGTCGTTGTTTGGTCAGTAAAGAGGTGGAGTACACGGACAACAAGGCCGGCGAGTTGCTGGCGTTGATGCGTGCCGGGTTCAACGTGCAGTGGCTGGACGGGGGCGTGCCCCGGCCGCTGATGCCGGTCATCCCGGCGGCTCGCCCCTCTAGTAATGGAGAGGCGACGATCGAGCGGCGGCAGCGTCGGGGCCGGAGGCGGGTCAACCTCACGCCGCAGGAGGTCACCGAACTGGTGGCCCTGCGGAAGAAGGGCTGCGCCACCCGGACGTTGGCGAGGAAGTTCAAGATGAGCGTGAGCGGCGTGCGTAACGCCCTGCATCGTGCCACCAAGGGGAAGGGAGGGGAGTCCGAGTGAAGCCTGCCGTCGAGCGTGTGACTGGATTGTTCCACGGGCTGTCGGCGCGTGAGTTGGCATTGCTAACTCACGTTGCCCGCAGCATCGAGGCAACAGGGGTCCAGCCTACGTACCGTGACATCCAGAAGTTCATGGGCTACAAGTCCACGAACTCTGTCATGTCTATCATCCAGCGCCTCTTAATGCGGGGAGTGATATGGGAGACTACTGGTCACGGCTTCGCGTTCGACTGGAAGGCGTACCTTGGGGCTGCGAAATGCGGGACTGTGAGAGGGAAACGATCCGCGTCCTTGAGCAAATCGCTACCCGAGAGGTGCGTGGCAGAAGGACGCTGACCACTGACCAGTGCCGGGACTTGTGCCGCATGTACGAGGCCGACCCTCTGTACGTGAGGTACGTGTTCCCGAAGGATTTGCAGCAGGCGTTGGGGCTGTACGGAAACCGGAAGCGGAACGTGCAGATGAATGCCCTGCTAATTTCCTACCTGTTCCGTGCGGCAGAGGGTTTGGTCGCACTGAACGTGGGCAGGAAGATGGCGTTTGGGCTGTTGGCCATGCTGGATTTCGATACCCGGGCGCGTGCCCTACGGATGGCCGGCAAGTGGAGAAGGCAAAGGGAGAGAGAACGCGATGAGCAAGAGGAGGGCGGCAGGTAAGAAGGCAAGGCCACAGGCCATGCCGTTCTTTAACCTGCGGCTGAATGAGGAAGACCTGTCGCACCTGCGATGGCTCTTGGAGGGGGACTGCCAGATGAACCGCGAGTTCATGCAGGAACCCATCAAGGGGAAGAAGTCGCTGGAGGATTGGGTCATAGCCCGGGACATGCTGTGCTACAGCGCCCGGGTCATCGCCATGATCGACAAGGTGTGCCCGCAGATTGCGAAGCGGGCAGCGAAGTGATGAGCAATCGGGGCGGGGGTCACGATGGCGTGGCTCCCGCCCCTTTCTTTTTCCCCAACTAAAGGAGAGTCCGATGAGCCGGGCGTTTCTTTACGGCAGACACAGCACCGACAAGCAGGAGTTGACGGAGGATGTCCAGCGTGACCTGTGCATGCGGTACTTCAAGCAGGAGTTGGAGCCGGATGGCGTGACGCTGGCGCCGCCCGGCTGGTTCTACGATGAGGCACTGACTTCAGCCATTATGTTCGGGGAGCGGGAGCAGGGGCGTATCGTCCTCGCTTCGCTCCAGCCGGGCGACCATTTGGTGGTGGCGAAGTGGCATCGGCCGTTCCGTTCTGTCAGGGACGGGGAGAATACGCTGCACCAGTTGTCCCTGCGGAACGTGCAGTTCCATGCGGTGGACTTTCCCATCGACACGACCAAGGCCCACGGCAGGTTTGTGCGTCGGGTGACGATGGCGGCTGACCAGTTGTGGCGTGAGGTTTCGCAGGAGTCGGTGCGGGAAACGATTGCCTACCGCAAGTCGCTCGGCCTGCCGTTCAGCCGGGGCGTGCCGATTGGATGGAAGGCAGTCGGTCGCCGGCCCCGGCGGGTATTCAAGGTAGACATGCAGGAGCGGGCACTGGCCGACCACATCTGTCGGCTCTATGCTGGCGGCATGTCGATGGAAGCCATCGCACTGTGGGGTTATTCGCAAACCCAGTTCCCCAACAAGCGGCAGTTCAAGAGCCGGGAGGCTGTGAAGTGGGTCATCAACGCCCACTCCACCGGGTTCCCGAAGATCACTGGGTACAAGACCCTGCGTCGGGCAATCAAACTAGGGCAGATTGGACTCTGCTGATCGAAGCCTGTCGATAGCCTCACGCACCCGCTTGGCTATGGTCCGTGGGTCAAGCCCTTGCTCCAGACCCAGTTGCTCTAACGTCACTGCCTCAATGAGCCGGTCTTCTAACAGCGTCCGATCGTAGGCAGACAACATGCGGATTGCCTTGAGAGCCCGCATTTCCTGACGGGTTCTGTGCCCTGCCGGCTCGGGGTCCAGAATCTTCTCGACCGTCACGTACCTCCCGTCCTGCCTCGCCTGCGTCAGCACCTCCCGGTACAAAGCGTGCCGTATTGCAGACCCGAAGTAGGTTGTTGGCTGGGACTTCTCTGGCTTATACGTGGTCGCCGCCATGACGATGGCGTGCATGGCCACGCTCTCCAAGTCCACCCGCCTCGCACTCTGGCGTAGGTCCGGGTTCCTCTTGAGGAACGATGCTATTGCCGGCTTGCAGAACCGCAGGCTTTCTTCCGCCATGCGCTGCTGTGCTGCCGTCAGTCGCCGGCGTTTTCTCATTTATCGTTGGAGAGTCTGATGAGCGTGTCCAGTTTCTCCCCGATGTTCACTAACTCATTGGCCTGCCGCTCTTGGGCATTGGTGATCTTCTGCACCACCGAGAAGTGGGCGTCGAGCAGTGGCTGCACAACGTCGTGCTTCGCCCAGTACAGGACGAACAGCAGCACCACCACCGGGATGCCGAAGCGTTCCGCTACCCGGTAAAAGAACTCCCAGTGCGGAGTTACCGGGGGGTGGTCGCCGGCAGCGGGCACTTGCCCGTGGTACACGCCGGCGCTGGCGGTGCCTGCACCTGCTGTTTGGAAGGAGAGGGTTGGGGCTCCGGCTTCGGACGAGTGGATGCCGCTATGCCCGCTTGAACCGCCATGTCGATCTGCCATGCCAGCACCACCAGTTGAAGGAGAACCAAGCCAAACCGTTTCATACGATGCCCCCAAGTCCCCAGTCGGGGAGTCTGTTTGCTGGCCAACCCTTGCTTGGACCGACAGCCACCATGTATCGGTCCTTGAAGTCCTCCCATCGTGCCCAAAAAGAACCGGGCGGAATCTTGTGCGGCGTCCCATGCACGGCGTCGGGGCCGGACAGGTAGTTTGCTGGCCAACTGTTCTGGATAAGCAGCAGCCCGCACCCATACTTGCTGACGGTTTCGGGGCGATCGTCCGCTGCCGTCGCCGCCATTGCGTGGGCCCACGAATCGCGTGGGTTCAGGGCACACACGCCCCAGTCATCACGCTTGTCAACGAACGCCTCGCTGCCGCACGTTGACAGGGCGTAGCCATTGGCCAGCATGTCCCGGGCCTGCTCCCACGTTTTCACTACCGTGGCGTTGGAGCAGATATGCCTGCGGCAAACCTCTTGCACGTTCTCTGGTGGAGGGCTGGCACCCCACCGCCCCTCGGTGCTGACGTTGTATTCCGTCAGGTTTATCCCAATCTCGGGGTAGTTCTGACGCAGCAACAGCCCGCACTTCTCGATGAGAACTTGGGCGGCGGCAGAGCATTGCCACCCATCGCTACCGTGACCACGGAACCAATAGATTCCCTCTGTGCTGGCAACGCCATTGGCAATTGCTGTTTTGGAAACGGTGGGGATAGCAAACCGCTCCTCGTTTTGGCCGTACAGAACGTAGGCGCAGTACGAAGTCAGGGCCGCATTGCGACTCGACCACGCCACGCATGAGCCACGCTTCTGGTATCCGCCCGGGAAGCAGCCCGGGTACAGGATCGTGGCTGCGGAGTAGGTCAGCCAGAGTTTGCCGGCACCGCTGTTGCGGAGCCCGTAGTCATCGCACGCATCGCCGGCGTCGGCGTACCCGCCGTGGGCCGTGAGGAATGAGGCCAGTTCGGCATCGGCCTTGGGGTCTGGAACAAACCCCTTGAGCCTGCCGCTCTCGTAATCCAGAACGATCTGCGGCTTGCTCATTTCAGGGAGGCGCTGATGTCGAGGAAGGTCTGTGCAGCCTGTTGCTGCAAGGCCGGATTCAGCGGGATGTCCGCGTCACCAATGCCCCTGTTGACCTCCCCCTCCAACGCCTCCCTCAACCCCGGGTACTTGCCCGGTTGGTTGTCGAACACGCCACGCCACACCACCAGCAATGCAGCACGGTGGGCACGGCGGATAGATGCAGTGTCAGTAAACACCGGCTCGTCTGCCGGGTTGGCTTGGATAGCACGGCCAATGATTGCGTAGCCGTCCGATATTCCAGACCTTTCTGCGGCAGTCATCTTCCGTGCGTATGCCGCGAGTCCGGCCATGGGTTTGGCCGCAGACTCGGGCGGCTGTCGCACCACAAAGTAGCCGACGCCAATCAGCAGGCACAGCAGCAGCCGGTTCATTTCTTCGGGCCCCCGCCAAGGAGTTCCCAAATCAATTCGCGGCAGAGTTTCAGGGCGGCGGCTTGGTCTGGCATGGACTCCAGTTCGGACTGGAGAACCATGAGCCGGATGACCCAATGCTCCCGGTGGCTGGCCGAGTCAGGCTTATGCAGGCCCGGCAGGAAGGGGAACTTCAGGCCACGGGCCGCCGCCCTCGCTGCGGTCAGCAGCAGAGGGCCGGCGGCCACGACTGCGATGCAGCCGATCACGATGTAGTCGGTGGGCGTCAGCGTCAGCATGTCACACCTGCGGTGCGGGAGCCGGGGTCGGGGCTGGAGTCGGCCGGTTCAGGGCCTTGTCCAGAACGTCTGCCAGATAGTCTAGCAGTTGTGCCCCCGCCGGCGTGAGCAATACCGCACGCAGGTGGTTCAGCAGGTCGTTGTCGATGCCCGTCGGGGTCTTGGCTGCGAGGAAGTCCAGCAGGTCGAGAGCCCGATACACCCGATCCTTCCCCGGCGTGGCCGTGGAAATGGCGATCAAGTGGTTGAGAACTGGGGACCACTGGAGAAGGATGGTGATTTTTTGCGCGACAGATGGCATGGTTCGTACTTCCCGAAGATGAGGCCGGATTTCTCCCTGTTTATGGGAGGCTTGGCCCGGGTTTCCGCATGCCGTAACAGCCCTGTTTTCGCGTATTCCTCGTCCAGTTCTAGGGTTTCGCAGGCCGACCGGAAGGTAATGATTCCGGTGCCGTTGTTCATCCAGCGAAGGGCAGTCTGCCTTTGGGTGGCGTTCTGTTTTCGGTCGTGGTGGTGGCAGTGCAGGAGGTTGGCTGTACGCAACAGCATCATGGCGCACAGGGAACGCCAGATGCCGGCCAGTTCGTCGCGGTTGAACGGAGATAGTTCCGCGTCAATGACCTGCTCCATTGCGGGGTCCAGAACCTCCACCTCCACCTCCAGTTCGTCCTCCATGCTTCGCTTCCTCCAGCGATCGAATGTGAAACTGCAAGTACCACAACGCTTTCTTCAAATCGGGCAGCGGGTCCGGGCTCTTGAGCCCTGCCCTCCACACGTATTTGATAACGTTGCCAAGCGAAAAACAGAACCCGCTTGTGATGGTGATGGCCTCTATCCCGGACGGGTGGGCCGTGTAGTGAGCGGGGTGGTTCACCTGCTCGTTCTTGATGTCCGTTGACTCCTCCTCTTTGAAGTTTCTGGAGAACTTCCAGAGGGACGGCTGCGGTTCAAATGGCATGGCTCAAAACTCCTCCCGTTCGTCAGGCAACTGGCAACTATCTGATTGGCTAGGCTTGCGCAGCGGCAGAGCAATGAAGCATCGCTGGCCTTTGCGTCGGGCTCGGTCGAGAAGCCATGCAATAAAAGGAACGTCACTCGCCTCGGTATTCCTTGGTGATTCGGGCGAGGATAGACCAGAAGACGGCATCGTGGACATCCTCCCCGTCATACGGAACCGGGCATTCGTGCCGCAGTACGTGAGCCCATTCCTCCAGCAGAGTCTCGGACATCATGTGTTCCGATGCCTTGCTGATTTTGATGCTTGCCTTTTCGCTTGTTACGTGACACAGGCCGTGCATCCCCGGCAGGCTGGCCACCACCCTCACCCTGACTGGCGTTCGCGTGGGGAAGTGGCGGCGAAGCCAACGCAGCACCTTGCGCAACATCGTAGGCATGGACGAGTCTCGGCAAATCCGAAAGCCGAATGGTCAGCAGCCACCCCACCGGACTACGGTTTGTCCGATGGAGTAGGACCGGGCACCGGCGCCCGCACTGCTCCGTGGCTTTCTTCATGGTTTTTGGTACGGACAGGGCCTGAACCCGCTTCACCTCCACCCACAAACTCGGAGCCTCCGTGATTCGCAGGTCGGCGCTGTCCTCGGAGTTGCCGCAATGCTGGGCGGTTCTCCCGCAATTCCAGCCAAACGTTGTCCGCAGCACTTCTGCGGCTTCCAGTTCCCCGACCTTCCCCTTCCGCCGGCTGTTTATGGCCATGGGTCACCCCCGTTCCTGCGTCGGTCATCGAGAAACTTCTTGGGAATCGGCTCGGGTTCGTAGGGCAACGCCTTCCTGCGGCGAAGCGAAGCCAACTTCTCAACGTCCACGTACCCGTCAACTTCTTCTTTGGCCGTGAGGCACGCCCCCTTCGGTATATCGCCGTAGTCGGGGAGTTTGTTGTGGACCGCGTGGTGGCAGCGGCAGCACAGAGCAAGGTAGTTCTCTGGAATGTTCTTTCTTCCAGCCCCGCCCACGATATGGTGGAGTTCCATCCACCGCCCCTTTCGCATGCTGGGCCAGTGGCAGATGGCGCACCGGTCGTTCAGAAGCATGTATTCGTGGGGGTCTAGGATTTCTTCCGGCTGTTCATTGCTCATCGCGCCGCGCCCATCCATTGGTGTCGGGGTTTCGCGTGTACCGCACCACCTTCTTGCCGCCCAGCCAGTTAGCGATGGCTTCCACCTCGTCGGAGAACACGGCTACGCTGTCGCCCGGCAGGGTGACGCTGTTCATCAGCACGGCCATGCACGCAGAAGCCAGATGCTTGCGGCGGAAATCCCTGTGAACGAAAGCCTCGATGGCGGGGATGCCTTGCCATAGATATACGCTGGCCCAGCCGATCGGCACGATGTCGAAGTCATCGTCCAGTTCGCAGACCGCGTAGACCAGATCGTCAGGCATGCTCTCGCAGATGCCGTCGTTGGCAACGTCGGTCAGCCAGCCAAAGTGGACCGACTCGCCGTTGGTTAGCCCAGTCATTCCTTGAGCAAGGAATGGCGGCAGGTCACTTCCCTTGAACGTCTGTATGTTCAGCATGCTCTCCGCACCACTGGTCTTCCTTGATGACCGGCCACTCTCCGTTGAGCGCGTCGTGCATGACGAACTGCGGGGGGTTCCGCAGGCACCGGCCGAACTTCTTCTCATGCTTGTCCGCGATCCGCTCCCAAAACTTGCAGGTCTTGCAGCATGGGTTCGTAACCGCAGCAATCACTGAACTTCCTTTCACCGGCCAGTCTACGGACTTGTCAAGATCGGACCCGAGTCTCGCCATTACTTCCTCTCACAGGTGGGTCACGATATTGGGGAATCTAAACTTTCGGCCTGACGCCAGTAGGCTCAAACTTCCAAGAGTTTTGCCGGGCATCTACACCCGCGAAATCATCGACAAATCCCTGCACAGGTTCCCTTGGGTGAGGGCAGACCGACTCCCCATGTTAATGGAGAGTCGGCCCTGACAGGCACCCTTCGGAGCCGGGCAAGATCGGGCAGTGCGTGTTGGTTACGGGGTTCACTGGCCTTCAAACCTTCGCCCCGTGTGGAGGAACCCCATGGTTCTTTGCTTCCCCGGCTGGAGTCGGCAGCGTGCCGGGCTTATCCCACAGAACGCTGGATTACCCCGTGTCCCGGGGTGGGTCCATGCGTGGTGCCCCCTCTCGTCGCACGCCCGCAGGCGCCGGTTGGCGGGGAGCCGAACTTCAGGCCATCCGTGGCGAACTGGGCCTATCTCATCCCTGTGCGGCGGCGGGCAATCTCCCCCTGCACCGCTTCCAGAACCCTCCGGTCCCGGCATTCAGACTTGTTGACTAGCCACCAGAGGTAGGGCGTAGGCACGGCCTCTATCTTCTGGCGCTTGTACCGGCCAAACGGCATGTGGGTGATGGGCGGGCGGCGATCACGCCCCTCCGCTGCCGCCATCATGTCGCGTTCGTAATTCCCGAATCGAGCATGCCCGACCATGCCGGCCCGCTTGCTCCATTCAAGGCGCTCGCGCGCGTGCTGCTCTTTGGCCTCGGCCTCGCGCTCGGCCTCGATGATCGGGTCGAGGGCTGCGGCCGGCAGGGCGCCGGACCCCTCCTGCTTCTTCCTGACCCTAGCCATCAACTTCCGATCGAGGTTGGGCTGGAGAACGTCGAGGCTACTGCACAGGTCGTTATGCCTAGACGAGTCCGTGATATCGAAGACTTCAAAGAATGGCTTGGCCGAGCCTTCGATAGCCTTTCGTCTGGCCTCGGGTCCAGACCAGCCGTCAACCACGCCTGCCAGCGGTCTGGTGCCACGACCAAACATCTGGACGTATTTGGCCTTCGACCGTGTTGGCTTGGCGATGAACAGTTTCCTTACTGGGGGAAAGTCCCAGCCAAGGGTTAGGCATCCCACGTTCAGAACAATGTTGACGGTGCCGTCCTCAAAATCATTCAGGTGCCCACGCCGCTCGACATCATCCATCTGCGAGTGAACGATGGCCGACTGGAGCCCGCGTCGGGTGAGGTTGTCCCGCAGGGCTTCGGCTTGAAATATCCCTTGGCAGAAGACAACAGAGGGCTCGCCGTCGTGGTGCTGCTCGACCAGCGATGCGATCTCCTGCACAGTTTGCTCCTGTGCCATGATCCTCGCCAGTTCCTCGGCGTTGTAGTCCCCGAACTTCGCCCCTTTCAGGCGTGGCATGGAGAGGTCTATGCTCTCGATCACTGACATCCAGACCTTGGCTGGGACAAGCCAGCCGTCGCGGGTGGCGTCGGCAATGGGGTAGTAGAAACCCACGTTGCCGTAGAACGAGGTGAGCGGGTCGCCGCTCGCACGCTCTGGACTCGCGGTCAGCCCGACCAACCTGACCCTTCCCTGCGTCAGGTTGGTGAGCATTTCCAGTGCGCGTTTGGAGAAGTTCGTGTGAACTTCATCCACGATGATGAGGTCTACTGTGTCGATGTAACGCTCCCATCGCTTTCGTGAAAGCAGGGATGCGTAGCACGCGACCGTGACCTTCTCGTCGGAACGTAGTCCCCCCTGTTCGACGCCGCACTCAATGCCCCGGCTTCGCAGCCGCTGGGCCGTCTGCCCAACCAGTTGAATCAGCGGGGCGATGAACAACGCCCCCTTCGTGCATTCCCGGATCAGTTCCGCAGCGATCTCTGTTTTCCCGGTTCCAGTAGCAAGGACCGCCAGTGTCTTGCCGCTTGCATCCAGCGCCATCTTGATGCCGGCGATGGCGTCCCGCTGGTACGGACGCAGGTGTATGGGCTGCGGCTTGCCAGTCGGGAACAGCGTGCATTGCGTTTCGGCTCCGGTCATCCGCGACTCCCTTCGCTGTAGTTACTGGCTTACCTACCCTGCCCGCCCCTCGTCCCCACCCATCTGCTCTGGCGGATTTCCGGGGTCCAATCCCTCTGGACTTCCAGCGTTGCCCTTTTTATTTCGGCGGGACTTGGGTCTTTTGGCCCGTTTCCCATCAACCCCGCTGCCTTGAACTCGGCCACCATCTGCTGCACCGTGATCCCGTGCCTCGCCGCCACCGTCCCCATCTTGTGCCGGCGGCACTCCTCCCAAAGTGTCATCACCTTCTGGTCTTGCATCGGGCTCCTTCCCTTCTGGAACTACAGGTAATCCCAGCGTTGCCCGCAACATGTCCATCTCTGCGAACAACGCACGAACGTCATCGCGGTTCCACGCCAGTGCCTCGGCCACGACCTTGTAGGTGTCCTCGTCAAACCGCAGTTTGTCTGGAGATCGCAGCAGCAAGTCTGCAACCTCGGCCACCATCAGCATTCTCTGCTTTGCCTTGATGTATGTTTCGCCCTGCATCATTGCTGTTTCTCCTTTGCCTTGGAGAGCCGGGCGATGGCAGCGTCACGGGCCTTCTCTGCTTGAGCGTGCCGTGCGTTTGACAGGTTCAAGTCAAGCACCCGCTGCCACAACGCCTGCACGCGATCGGCCGTTGGGGCCTGTGCGAACGCCGTCTTGATGGCGGCAAGGTCGGGGCCCGGGTCACCCTGCGGCGGCACTCCCGCTTCGGCGTCCGAATCGGGAATGTCCTCCCCGTCGCTTGCATCATCCACCGACAGGCACAGAATCCGGGCGTACCCCAGCCGGGCCATGTAGGTGCAGAACGAATGCGTGTGCTGCGGATTGGGGAAGAACGGAATCGGAATCGTGCTGACCGTGAACTCCCCCTTGCAGGACAGCCTCGTCACCAGAATCATGGACTTGTCCTCGTTAACCATGAACGTCTGACGCACGCTCAACCCATGCTTGGCAAGGGCCGGCTTGGTGGCGTCCTCCATGGCGGACAGGTCAGCGAACATGCCGTAGGGGCCTTCCCGATTGCGGCGAACCTTCTTGAACTCGCCCTGTGCTTTTGCCAGAGCCTCGTCCAACACCTCGGACGTTGCGCTGCACTCTTGGTAAACATACGTGGGCCTGCTCATTACCAACCCCTCCCTTTGATGAATGCCCGACTGGGCATCTCGATGACTTCGCCGTACCCCCGTGGTGACCACCAATCGAGGGCACGACGCTGATCCAATTCCCGCAGCAATTCGTCCACCTGCCGCTCCGCTAGACGCATGACTTCCGGTGGCAGAACCATGACGGCACAGTGATACGGGTACGTGTTGCTGGTAGCAATGAAGTGCAGGGGCTTCTTGGGCCACCCCGCCGCCTCGGCAGCAAATCCGTAGAGGGCGGCTTGCAGGTGGTACTTCCACTCCTTGCATTCGTAGTCGAACGTGGAGGCTGGGTCAGCGGCGCGAGTTGTCTTCAGGTCATAGAAGACTTCAGCCGTGGCACCATCCACCCGACACCGACAGCCATGGCCATTGCGAGTGAACTTGATGTTGAACTCGGCATCCGCCCGCTGGGCCAACAGTTCCGCAGACGCAGGGTTCGCCAGTATCTCGTCGGTCTGCGGCTTCAACTTGGCGGCGTCGGCCGGGCTGATCGGGATGGCGTCGGCGGGGAGGTTGGAGAGCCATGATTGCGCTGCCTTGCCGAACTGCCCGGTGGCCGTCACCGCATCGGCCGGAGCGATCTCAACTCGCTTCCAGAATGCGTCAGGTCCGACTTCGTGCCACAGGTGCAGCAGCGTGCCGTATGAGAGTGAAGCACTCTCTTTGGACGGTGCGGTTTTCAGCACGAACCTCTGGTGGTACGCGCGAGGACTGGTTGCCAGTTCCTTCAGTTGGGACGCACTGGTTTCAGGCCAGCCGTGGTATTCATGCGCCGGCTCATGGCTGATGCTGAACGGGTCCATCCGTGCCTCCCTCTAGGGCTGGGGCGACAGGATACAGACCGAACCCGATCTGTCAATGGGTCGCTCGGGTCAGCACTTCCACGCCCGCAAACTCTTGTTGATCCGCGAGTTGGGATCGTTCGCCGTCTTCTTGCTGGTCAGTTTGCGTTTCATCCCACGCATGCGTGCGCAGAACGATCGCTTGCGAGGGCCACCCTCTGGCTGCGGGGCCTTGAGGTTGCCGCCAGTCTCCTTATTGTAGGACGCCCTGCCCTTGGCGTTGAGCCCGCCATCGGGGTCTTTGCCTTCCTTCCTCTGCCACGCCGGAGTCTTGCTCACGACTTGCTCTCCTTGAGTGCCTGTTCAGTCGGGGCCCCCTTCGATCCGGGCCTCCGCATTTTCTCTCCAGAACCCTTGGCGATCCGTTCTCGTTTGGCGTGAATGTTCGCCCACAAGCCCGGCTTTCGGAGTTTACGTATGGTGTCGCTCATTGTCCGAATGGTCCCAGTGCCATGAGTTGCCGCATCCGCTCTTGTCTTCGCTGACGATCCCGCAGTTTCAGTGCTTCTTCAGCCTTCTCCTGCGATAGTGCATACAGTTTGCGATCCCGTGGCGTCATCGTCGGCTGCAATGCCTCGGGGATATACGCCTTCTGGAACGTGTACGTGATCGGGTCGAGTTCGCGTCCGATCTGACGCTGGATGTCGTTGAGTTCCTGCGCGGCGGCCTGCGTGTTGACCTTAAATCCGGTGGACACGTTGAGCCCGGCCTTGGCGAGGCGAGCCCCAAAACTCTCGATACGCGGGTCTGCCAGCGTGCCGGCAAACGCCATCGGCACCTGCGTTCCGGGGATGAGTCCGGCCAAAACCTTGGCCGCCGGCGAAAGTCCTCGCGGGTCGCCGGTTGCGGCGGTGTACACACGATCTGCGGGCGTCGTTGTTTCGTCCAGCGGACGGTCGAAGAACAGGTCGCGGCCGGTAGCCAAGGACATGAACCCCTGAAGCGGCGGTGCCATCTGGCTGGCGAGATTGTTGACAGTACCCTGCACGCCGTATGGGTCGAACAAATTCAGAACGTCGATGCCGGGCAGGTCGATGTCCGTGATGTAATGCTTCGTGTCTGGCTGCGTCAGCCCGAGCATGTCCGTGAGGGCGTCGGGCATGCGGACAGCGAACTTCTGCCGCAGTTGCTCCGTGATGTAGTTGTCCTCGTCCGACTCCTGAATCGTGTTGCTGGCCCGGATCATCTGGCCATACGCACCACCCGGACGCTCCATCAGCGACTCGATAGCGTACTTCCCGATGCGGCTGTTATAAGCCCACCACGGGAAGATCGTTCTCATCCACTTGCGTTCAGTAAGGGTAAGAGACTGATAATCTACGAGCGCCCGCTTTACCCTATCCGCAGCCTCGGCTGGACTAACGCCCTGCTGAAGCAGATGAATAAAAGTCCCGAGCCTTCCCACAGAGTCCACGGTGTCGTTGATTGTGGAACTTGCCCGCAGGATGGGGTTCTGCGTGTCGTACTGGTCGGTCACCCCATAGATAGAGCCGAAGTTCTTGATGCGTTGGGACAGCGGGGTCGTGGCGTCTGGCACCAGTTCGGCCAAACCCTTGCCTACGGAGATGGGTGTCGAGCCCGGGATCAACTGGCCCATCTCGCCGGACCGGGCGCTTGACAGGAGTTCGCTGGACTGGAGCCCCGACAGCACGCCGTTGCCGCCGACATCCATGATGAACGCGTCTTTGACGGCATCGTCCGCCAGACCGGAATAACGCGGAATCGAACGAAGCGCCTGCATCGCTCCGGCGTAGTCACCGTTGACGATCTTGCTGGCGTTCCACATCGCCGCCAGTTGCTTCGGCCCATTTCCTGTTTCAAGAAACCCGCTGACAGCGTTACTGTAGGCATCTCTGACAAAGCGCCGTGGGGTTGCGAGGACGAATCCCTTAAACAGTTTCGTCCATCCATCAAGGAACCCGGCGACTTCCTTCTGTGCCGCAGGGGCAGCATAGAAGTCCGCGACCTTTTGGAGCCGGCGAACCACCCGCTCTGGCACAGAGTATTTCGACAGGTCGATCTGGTCTGGCGCAACGCCAGTAGACTTGCTGATGGCGTTCTTCAACGCCATCGCGGCTTCGTCCTTCACCTTGCCGTCGCCGCTCTGGAACCCTGCCCTTGTTCCGATCTCGTCCCACGACTCTGCGAGGTTGCGATACCGGCCGACTTGCTGGGTCTTTGCTCCCTCGACCGCAGCCTCTGACAGGGATTCCAACAGGAAGATAGCCCGAGACTTGTTAACTTCGTGGCCGATGATGCGGCGAGCCTGCGTGTTGGCCGGGTGGGCCGCAAACACCGGCGTTCCTTCAGGCAAGTCTTGGGCACGCCGCACCATGGTGCGGGCAATCTTTAGAACCTGCGCGTTCGGCCCGTTGATGACTGTGTTGTTCGGTCCGGGCCGGGCCACCGGATTGCCGATGGCTTCGGTCGGATACTTGTTCTTGAACCAGTCCATGATGACGGTCGCGGCTTGATCGTCCGTCACGCCGGAGTTGGGCTTGGAATACTCGATGATCTCTGGAAGCAGGCTGATCTGCCGCAGGTCATCGGTGCCGCCCGGAGTCTTCAGGTAGTCTCGCCTGCCGTAAGCCTCGGCCTCGCTGGCGTCATACAAGAGCCGGCCGGTCCCTTGTTCGGCTTCGTCAAACGTGAACTCGTCGCCGTATCGGGGGTTGTATTTGGTGCCGTACTCGTCCTTGTAGAAGTTGCCGGTCAGCCCCATGGCATTGCGTTCTGCAAACTGCCGGTTACTGATCTGCTCCCACGAATTGAGCCACGGCTGGAGCCCCGGCGTCATGGCGAGAATTTGTTTGTCCGTTGCTGTACCGTGCCCCTCGACAAGCCTCACCAGCATGTCGTTCCCTTGCGGACTAAAGAGCGTTTCCGCCCCCAGTAGGCCCTTTGCTGCGGGCGGCAGGGCAATCTTTGTCAGCAGCAGGTTGTGTCGCGTGGCTTCTGTCTGGCCGCGAACCCGATACATGTCTTCCAGCGTGTTGGCCCGGAGTGCAGCAATCTGTTCGCCGGTGTCCACTGCCCCGCCGCTGGCCTTGGAGAACAGGCCGGTAGCGAGCCGGCCGGGGTAGGAGAAGCGAGCGCGGGCGCCAAGGTAATCCATGGCGTCCATCACTTTGCCTGCGCCGGGCGGCGTGAAGGCCATGTTGACCGGCCCGACGTTCAGTCCGAACATCCCGCCAAGCGTCTGATCTTTGAGCCTTTGGTATTCCTGAACGCTACCGAGTTTCGTCGTGACATTCCGCAGAGCCTCTGCCGGGTCCGAGGATGCGTTGACAACATCCTCCAGCGTGACCTTGCTTTGGGCCAGCCGCTGTCCGACGGGCGTGACCGCTTGATAATTTCCCGATGTCTTCGGTACGTAGTTCTTCTCAAACAGGCCCTTAATGTATTGGCCCCGCATTGTGTTTTCGGCAGCATCGGTGCCGTATTTTCGGGCGTATGCAACCGGGGCGTTCTTGAGAACGCCGGCATGCTTGGCTGCGGCGCCGGCCTTTGTCATCGCCCCGATGGGGCCGGATAACCAAAACAATGGGTCAGTAACGATCTCGGTTGCGAGCCCCGCCGCCGTCCGCAAGTATGGGTTCTGCGGAGCGATGCCGGCGCTGTCCAGAAGTTCGACGCCGCTGGTTCTGGCATCGTTGTCAAAGTTGAACCCGCTGTTGGGATTGCCTGCCAGATAGCCACGGGCGATTGCGCCCGGAGTGTCCAGAACAAGCCCGAGGCTTTCTATGAACTGGCCGGATTGCTTGGCTAGTTCACGAAGCCAGTATGTTTCTTCCTCTGGCGTCAGCCCCCGCCCGCCGCCCTGCCCGCCGGTGGCCTTCTCAATGCCCGGGAGCGAGAGCGCGCGCGAGGATAAGGAGACAGCGGCCGGGTTGAGAGTAGGCAGGGAAACCCTGCCGGCCGCGTCCATGACGGTGGGGATCATTACTGCGCTCGCATGGCGGGCCTCGCCGCCCCGCCGAGAATGCCAGTTCCTTGAGCCATCCTGCCGGACGTTCCCTTCATTCGCTCCAGCACGCGAGACAGGGACGCGCTAGTGCCAGCGGCCTGACTGCCGCCCATTGACGGCACCCCCGGCGGGGGCTCCGGAGCCTTCGGCGGGTAACCCTTGAACGCACTGGAGGGAATGGGCATGTCTGACACGCTCGACCCAAGTCCGCCGTGTTCTCCCCATGCCGCAGACAATGCGTTCCCGAACGTGCCGCTGTTGAGGGACCGAATCATTTCCTCTTGCTGGGCCTGCCGTATCCTTTGCTCGGCTTCTCTTTCCTCGCGCTGGTTGATGGCAAACGCCAGTTTGGCCCCGCGATTAGCGTTGACGTTGTGCAGGTAAGCAGACAGCAGGCCCATGATTCATTCCCACGGCGACTGGAAGTACGCAGAGGCGGCGGCCAAAGCGTTGAGATAGTCCCGCATCTCGGGGTCGTTGGCTTGATTCAGTGCGGTGTTAAGCCGCATTCCCAGCGTGTTGATGTACTGCCGACGCTCGTAAACGTCGCGCGGATTCTTCGGCTGGAACGGGTGCAGGTAGGCCATGCTGCGCTGAACTGCGAGTGCCGTTTCGGGCGGCGCTTGGGCCAGCCCGTTGTGCTGCGCCAACACGCTGCGAGCCCTCAGGTAGATAGCATTGGCAGCGTTCTCTCGCCCAATCCTTGCGTACTCCTGCGGGGCAAACGGCACGTTGTCTTTGTCTTTGAGGTGCTGCCCAAGAATCGCTTGCGCAGACGATTCATACGACTGCCAGTCGCCCTGCTCCAGAGCCCTCTGAAGCACGGGGTCTAGTTGTCCCAAGGCCCCACCAAGGCCCTCTTTGCTTTTCTGGTCAAACGCCTGAACATCCCGGTTGGCCTGCGCTGCCAAAACGTTGATGCCCTCCATGCCTTGCCGCAGGGCAGTCATTTCGTATGGGTCGCGTGTCGCCGCAATCCTCGCGGAGTAGCCCTCCAGTTGTCTCTTGTATCGGGCAAGGTCGCGGTGGGCCGGCGAGGGGTAGACATCCTCGGGCTCGTCCATGTCGTTTGTGCCGCCCTGCACCACAGGGTCGCGGCCGTCGATCGAGTCGGTGCGGCTGTAGTCCAAGTCGGGTGCGTCGGCGTCGGTGGCCATCATCCGGGCCGGGTACTTCAGGGCGGGCTTGCCCTTGTAGTCATGCCGGGCACTGCGACCGCCGGACAGCGAAGCAAACGCCGGCTTCGGCTCGTCGCTCTCTCCGATGACGCCCTGCGTGTTGGGCCTCCACCGTGGGGCAAATGGCCCAGTCTCTTTGAGTTCGTCGGGCACGTAGTCCTGCACCGACTCCATGGCTTCTTGGTACGTGACTGGCGGGTTCTGCCCAAAACGCAGGAGTGTGGGAATTAAGCCCCGTCCGCGATGGCGACGTTCTGCGAAATTGGAAAAAAAGTCTGCCATTGGGCCACCCGTGTTTTTGCTCTGCCTATTTTATGGAACCTATTTCCCCGTTTCCGACTACGGGATTGGGGGCGTTGCTAGCCAATCGTGGCCCACCTGCCGCCACCTGCTGACGAGAAGTACACGGCGATGACTGCCATTGGCGCGGAAAACGTGCGAGTCAAAAAAACTGGGCCCAAGCCCCATTGCAGCGTCAGGGTGTTGCTGCCAGTGTTGACAAACGTAATTTGCATGCCGAGCGTGCCAGAGTTCCCCAAGTCGATTGTCGTAGCGCCAAGCCCGCCGGAAATAATGCTGTTGGTGTTTACTAGCACCGTGCGCCCTTCAAGGGACGAGATGGACTGACTGGCATACGTAACAGGTGGCACCGGGTACACCAGCGAGGCCACCGTTCCGTCAGACTTGCGGTAGTAAAGGGCGCGGTCCGCTTCGTTGACTGCGATCTCGCCGGTCACCAGCGATCCGGGGACGGCCGAGGCCGTGGTAGAACGGCGAATCTTGATCGTGGCCATGGGCTAGAACGTGCCACCGTCGATGGTGGAACTCGGGGCCAGATAGTCGGTGTCGAGGACAGCGGCAGAATACGCCGTGCCGTTGCCCTTGACCAATCCGTTTATCGCCGTGGTCAGGCCAGTTCCGCCGTAAGCAATGCCGATGGCCGTGGCATTCCACGTACCGGTCGTGACCGTACCGAGCGTGGTGATCGTGTTCTGCCCGGCATAGTTGCCCGGCACGCCGCCGCCGCTGAACTGTGCGAACGACAGCGATGTCGTGCCGAGCGTAATCGGGGCGATGGTGTTGCACACCCACCCCGTCGCACCGAGCGTGGTCCCCTCCTCCACAAAGGTAAACATGCCCGGAGTAACCTCGGCGCTGGAGTCAGCATCCGTGGCCCGCGACCATGATCCAGCCGCCACAACGTAGATGCCGTTGGCGGATGCAGCGGTCTGGTTCTTGACCAGCACGCGATCGCCAGCCGAGACAGCGATGCCGTCGATCGTCTGCGTGCCCGACAGCGTGATGTTGGCCGTGGTGGCCACTCGCACGCTGGCTTTCACATCCAGCCCGGACCGGGCTGCGTCCACGTATGCCTTGGTGGCTGCGTCTTGGGCGTTGGTGGGATCGACCAAGTTGGTGATCGCAAACCCACCCATGCTGTAGTTGCCGGTGGCAGTGGCGTGGACGTTGAGCGGGTTGGTCCGGACCTGCGTGTCGAAGTCCGAAATCTTGGCCGCCGTAAGCGTGGGGATGTCTGCGGCAACGAGGGCCCGGAATGACGGCGTGCCGGCACTGCCGTTGGGTGCGGCCCACACGCTGTTGGCGGACTGGCTGGTAAACCCGGCAATCACGCCGGCTTGAGCCCTGACATGCGCCGTGGTGGCCACGGTCGTGCTGCTATCGGTGGTGGCCGGAGTGGTGGCCGTAGCGCTAGAGCCCAGCGCCACGGTGCTGGAGAACGTCTTGGCTCCGGTGATTGTCTGCGTTCCAGCGAGGCCGACGAACGCACCAGTGCCGCCGATGGCGTTAATGGTGGTGGCAGAGCCGCCGGCGCCGCCAGTGCCAACGCCGATGTAGAGGATGTTCGTGCCCTCGGTGAACGCCAGTTCAGCGTTGGCGAGGGTCGTGGGCGCCGTCGATCCAGTGGACCGCTTGATGCGAATTGTGGCCATGTTTTCCTCGGGGTTGCCGTATTGTTATGGGCTAGAAATTGCCGCCGTCTACCAGCGTTTCGCCAGAAACTCCCGATTTAACGAGGTTCCTGACGGTCGTGCGGTACTGGCTGTAGGTCGTGACTCCGTTGACCGTGGCCGCCTGAATCACGGGCACCGACGCGGCGTCTGGTTCGGGATTTGGGTTGTCAGCGAGTTCGCTGATTTTGCGGTCTGCCATGGCCTATTCCAGCGCAAGGTAACCAGCGCCGTCCTCCAACGCGATGAAAAACGAATCCTCCCACAACAGCCGCCCGTCCTGCGGGGCTGGTGCCGCCGTGTCAAAAATGCCCGGCGGAAACAGGAATGCGAGCGCTAGGGTCATGGCTACCCCCTGCGGCGGCCGGGCGGCGGGGCATCCATGCGGATCGGAGGCCGTGCCGGCTTGGGCGCAGGCTTGGCCGGCGGCGACCGCAACTCCATCGGGCTCGGGGCGCCAGTCTCGACTGCGGCGCGGGGCGGCGGCATCTCGCCCATCGTCACGCCGGGCATGTCGATGTCGGTGTCGAACCGCTGCCGCTGCGGGCTGGGCTCAACCCTCCGGCTGCGGATCATGGAGCGAATTCGGTCTTCGGGTCGGCTGCGTGGAAGCATGGGATGTTCCTATGTTTTGAGCATAACGACGGCACTGAACGGAGAAGCCGCCACGCCACGCACGTATGTACAAGCATACAGTTCGGGCGGTGCAATGTACACCCGGCCAGCCGCCACGGCGGTTGTTGCTGCGCTTCCGCTTGGCAGGATAACGGGGTAGTACGGTCCGGCATCCATGCTGGACGCATACCATGAGATGGTGGTGGACGTTGCCGTGGGTGGGCACACGAACGCGAACGCCGCACTATTCGCCATGCAAATAGTGTCGCTGGACCCCACGCTGGCAGCGAAGGCTACCGCGCTGGGGTTGACAGGCGCCGATCGTTCGATCCTCGTTGCCACAAACTACCCCTTGGTAACAACACGAACCACGGCGGTCCCCGAACTCAACACCATCAAGACATGACGGGCCGCGAACAGGCCGTCCGGCAGTGCAAAGCACTGGCCTGCGGCTGTGATGACCTGCGTGATCGGGTTGCCATCCTTGTCCACCAAGGCATAGGAGTCGGTAAGTTTTCCGTCCGCCTTGGCGTAGAACGAGATCGTGATGCTGCCCGCCGCGCTTTTGCTGTCCACCATCAGCAGCGCCCCGGCGTCAGTGGACAGGGAAAACCCGCCGGTTGTGCTGACGCTCGCGGTCAGCGTGATGGGGTCGCAGATGTTTCCAAGCCGAACGATTGTCGTTGCCATTGTCTTTCCTAGCGTGAGGGCCGGTCGTTATTTGGGACCATGGGTAGAGAAAGGGTCTGTCCGCGACCGCTCATCGGACGAGACAGGCGGTCGAGCGCGGCCCTGTAGTTGGTCGCGTAGTCTACGTTGTCGTTGTCGTTGTCCTGCTGATCGCCCGGCTCGCCGCTGCCGTACATCACCTGCTTGCCGGCCTCGCGGAGGGCGCCGCCCTCGCCGGCAATTCCTCCCTGACCAACAAGGCCGCCCTTGCTGTTCATCAGATACTTCAGGGTCGCGGCAGTCAGGAGAGTTCTCGGGTTAGTCAGGAACCTGCTGGCTTTGCCAGCCATTCCGCCGTCGGCCCCACTGAACAAGTTTGTCAATTCGGGGCTAATGAGGCCCAGCCTTGCCGGCTGATCGCCCTGCGCAGGCGTGCCAAGCAGGGCGCGGATGATGCGCTCGCCGCGCGGACCGCGCGGGCCACCACCGCCCCCACCCCCACCGCCGGCATTGAGCGTTCCATCGCTGTTCCGCCACTGCACTGGAGCGCCTGCCGCCGCAACGCCGCCCTGAATGTTGGCGCCAACGTCCATGACCTGCGGGGGCACTGGGGCTGCGTCCACCGTTTGGGTGGCCAGTCGAACGTTGGGATCATCTGCCGCACTCTCAAACCCCGGTGGCATCTCAAGCCTGCCCGTTGGCGCAGGGGCTGGCGGAACATCCGGCGAGAACCGTGTCTGCACTGGCATGCCCGGCCCAAACGTGGCCATCTGGAGTTGGGTGTAGATGTCTGACCCGTATGGGTTGGCGGCCGTTGGCATCTCCAGAGGGCCGGCGTCAACAAGCCCGGCGGTCGGCTGGGTCGTGGCGGCGGCCTCGACGGGCGGGCCCTGCCGATACTGCGGGGGGAATAAGGCATCTCCTGCCGCTGCCTCTGCCGCCGCTTGACGAAGCCGTGGCGGGAACAGTGCGTCACCAACCGCAGCCTCGGCAGCGGCGACCTGCTGGTCACGAAGGCTTCTAAGGATTCCCTGCTGCGGAGAGGGGGCGGCCGGCTGCGTGGCGTCCGCAGTCAGGCCGGAGGTGGGACTGCCGGTCGGCTGGCTGCGAGCCTGTGCGGCCATCCGAACCATCTGCTCGTCATCCATCCTTGCCAGAACCGAATCTGGAATACCGGCGTTTGACAAGAATTTGTACGCATCCTCTGGCCGCGACATGCCGGAGTACATGCGAATCTGATCTTGAATTGACATCGGGACGCCATCCGCCGCCGGAGTCGGCATGGCGTTTGGGTCGCTGGCACGCTCGATCGCATCCATGATGGGCGTGCGAAGCGAGTCGGCCACCTGCTGTGCGTCCGGCTGGGCAGCGGGCTGTTCGCCAGTCAGGCCCAACTGCCGCTTTACATCTTCAACGGTAAGCCGGTATTGCTCGTCCGACATGTTGCGGATGTCATCGTCAGTAAAGCCGTAGTCAACAAGCATCTGCTCATCCGCCCCGGCGGCATGAATTTCTCGCATGCGTTCGGGGGACAGTTCATACGCACTATCATCCGCCTCCGTAGCAACCGTGTTGGCGTCGGGAGTTGTTTGGGCTGGGGCGGTGCTTGCCTGTTGGGCGGCAAACTCCGGAAACTTGTCCGGCCGTTCCCGGATGGCCATGGAAAGAGAGTCCTCGGTGGACATCTCAAAAATCTGGTCTTCCGAATACCCGGCTTCAGCAAGAGCCTCATAGACTCGCTGGAACATGTTCTTCTGCTCGCCGCCAACGGGGGCAGCGGGGACTGGAGTCGGGGCGTCGGGCTCCGGAAGGTCGTTGACAGCCTCGACTGGGGCGGCCTCTGGTGCCGGCAGGTTATTGGGTGGCACCTCGGCTGCACGCGCAGGCGGGGCCACGCCCTGCATAAACGGCGAAACGTCCACCCCACGGCTGGACATTCCCGCGACAATCTCCTGCGGGTCCATGCCGTCTTGCAGCATCTTCTCGATGGAACGAGTGATGTCTGGCGGCGACCCGGTGATTTGCTCCAGTTCCTTGTACGTGGACGCCAGTGCGTCAAACACGCTGTTCGGCGTGACGGCAGGGGCTCCCGGGGCTGCGGGTGTCGCCGGGGTGGATGGGGTACTCGGAGTCTGCGGAGCGTCAGTGCCCTTTTTGCCGCGACGAACCGTGCCGGGATTCTTGGGATTGCGTGCCATGTTTATTTAGTCAGTCCTGTAACAGGGCTAATCGTGGTGAATCGCCGGCCGGGTGGGGGTGCGGGGGCGTCGTTGTCCCATGGGTTTCCGAGGCGGGGGATGGGATTGAACTCCTTGCCCTGTTTTTCCATGAAAGTTTGCAGTGATTTCATGTAGTTTGTGGTCGGCGGCATGAGCCGAGGCGCACCGGATTCGTCGGCGTATTTGAGCCTTCCGGCCTTATCTCGGGCATAAATAGGCAAACGCTCGTACACCTCCATGGATCGCCGGACCATCTCCTTGACGCGAGCGAACGTATTGGGGTCGGTGTCCTCTGCCATCTGCATGATGGTTCTGGCCAGCACGTTCGGCGTAAGCCGGCCGAAATATACCTCCCCGTCATCGGGGTCATAAAACAGGTATTTGCCACGCCAGAAAGGAACTTCCTCATCTAGAGGGAAGATGCCTCCCTGCTGGATGGAACGCTGGACGAACTCCAGTGCGTTCTGCTTGCGGATTGCCCGGTACTTTGTGGGAACGTCTGCCCACGGGTCATACCGCTCTTTGTTGGGCTTGCCGGCCGCAGCCTCGGCAGGCTGGTCAACCAGACCCTCGGTGGCTCTGGCGGAACGATCCCGCAAGACCTTGGGGACAAACTTGGACTTGCCATCGAGAATGTTGGCCAACTGCTCCCGAAACCGCGTTAACCTTCCCCGGCCTTGGGCAAGGAACCTACGGCGCTCCCAAGCCTTGATGTCGTTGTCAACCTGCTCCCGCATGATGATGGGCCCGCCACCTTTGACGGGCTTCATAATCTCGCGGACTTGGGCTACTACTTCGGGGTAGTCTTCTTCCATCGCAGTCAGCCCGGACTTCCGTAGCGACATGTCGATGCGGCGCTTGCCGCGTTGCAGCGGGATTTTCTCGTCAATCAGTGCGAGGGCCGCCGAAATCTCCGGGCCCTGCACGCCATACGCAGCCCTGTCTCCCGTGCTGCCGGCAGACTTGGCCTTCAGTGCCTCGCGGGCGGCCTTCTTCTCGGCCCGCGACATGCTCTTGTAGTTGGCCGGGAGGTCTTCGACAGCGATTCGTTTGTTGAGCGGGCCGACCGTGGTAGATACGGCTGGCAACTGCGGAACAAACTGCTCGCCCGTTATTCGTGCGAGGGCGTCAATATTGTCGGCCTGCTTGACCAACGCCTTGTACGAGGGCGGAACGTTGTTCGGCCGGTTTTCGTGATAGAACTTGCGGGCTTGATCGTAGCCAAGCAAGTGCGTCAGGCTTGTGGTGAAATCCCGACGCCCCATCGGCGCCAGCGGATCGCGTGGTGCGAGTTCCAGTCCGGGCTGCGCATCCAAGGACTCCGGGTCCATGAACCGGAAATCACGCAGTCGCTCGATGAGGGACTTCCTGCGTTCTGGCTGAAGGATCGCTCGTTCCGCCGGCGTTGGCGGCGGTATCGCGGCAGGAGCGGCGGTCGCCCGCTGGACAGTCTGCGGCCCGCCGGCGAGTATTTCGATTGTTCTCTTGGGGGCGGCCTTCGGGGCGCTGGGCTTGGGGGCGGCGTCAAACGAAGCCAGATGCTCCGCAGCCATAGCCTGTGCGGAGGCCAGCCTGCGTTGAGCGGCGGCCAGTTCCTGCGGCCCACTCGCAGTGCTTACCGCAGCCTCGGCCCTAGCAACAACCTGCTGCATGTCGGCGGCGGCCGACTCTCTGGCGAGCGCCCGCATGGCGTCAGAGTTGTCGAGCGCGGCCTTAATGCCCTTGCCCTTGGCACTGTTTGGGCCGCCAACCCGAATGAGTTCGGATTGCTTTCGGGCCATCTCGCGTTCGATGTAGATGTTGGCGATGCGCGGGTCGCCGGCTGACTGCGGTGCAGGCGCTGCGGCTGGGGCAGTCTCCTCAAGCAGGACTCGATATCCACGGCTGATCTGATCGTCCGTCCAATCCTGCCCCGGCTCGGGCAGAACAACAGCCCTGTCGCCCTTTTGGACGGGCGGCTTTGGCCGTTCTGTGCTAACCGGCTGACGAGTCTTGGGGGCCGGCTGTGCAAGCGGCGGACGGCGTGGCGGGGATGCGGGCGCCGGCGCGGGAACGTCCGGGGCAGGCGCTGGGGTGGACAGGCCAACGAGCGTGCGGGCGGTGTTCTGGCTGATTCCGGCGTTGCGGAATGCCTCTGTAACCGCAGCGGGCTTGTCTGCAAGGAGTTGAAGAAATCCGTTTCTGCCTAATTGTGAAACGGTGCCGGCAGGCAGTCGCGCGGACTCCAGAATGAACGCTGCCCGCGCGGGGTCTTGTGGGATGATCTCCTCAAACGCCAGCCGATACGGCTCCAGAATGTTCTCGTTCGGAGCCTTGGCGTGTTCTAGGTCTGCCCGCTGCAAGTTTTCTGCAAACTGCCGGACCGCCGCCTTGGCGTTGCCGCCCTCGCCCAGCGTAATGTCCAAGCCAGACATCGCTTCGGCCACGCTTTGGGCGACCGTGCTGGTCGTGGCTTCGTCCCGCGACCGCCGCCACTCATCCCGGAACATCTCGGGATCGAACAGTTTCCCGCCGCCGGCGCCACCACCGGCCAGCGACTGGTCTGGATCGTTCGGCGCCCGCGACACCGACACGGGCTGGCGGGGCTCGGGCTTCTTCGGCGCTGGATTAAGCGGCGAACCCTTGGGCAGTTTCGCTCGCGCGGGAACGCGGCCCATTACGCCTTGCCCTTGTTTTTCTTCTTGCTGCCGTATCGCTTGGCCACGGCGCGCGGCATGTCGCTAGGCTCGACGGGCGGTGCGTTGCCGGGCCGGGTGCTGTCCGCCAAGTCCGCGCGGGCCTCGCGGTCCTCGTCCGCCTCCTTGCTCATCTCGTCATCGTCCTCGTCCTCGTCTTCGGTGGCGAGGCGGCGTTGATGCAGGGGCATGGAGGAGAAGCGCTGCCCGGCATCCGCCTCTGCCAGCATTCTGGCAAGCGCCGACTTAGTGAAGTCCTTGTACTCGACTACGCGGGGCTTGGCGGATTCTTTGTGGCTGGACATGAAAATCTCCTAACTTACGAAATATTTGGCTACAAGCCCGAGCCCCTTGGCCCAGTTGTTCATGGTGTTCGCCTTGTTTTCGGCGTTCCGCTGGCGGTTGGCGATGTCGTTGTCCTTCGCCAACTTTCGCATGTCGAGCGATTCGTTCTGCCGGAGTGTTCGCAGGCTGATGTCGGCGTCTTGATTGAAGCCACGCTGCATCAGCAACAGATCGCGTATGCCGGCCTGTTCAGCCGCAGAGCCTGTTTCGTAGTCGAACTGGGCGTTGGCGACAGATCGCTGGTAATCGCCAAGCGGCTTCATGGCCTCGGCGTATCCCTTGGCTCTCTCGGTGTCTGCCGTCACGCCTCGCATGTATTTGTTCGCGGCCCCTCCGGCGCCCACTCCAGTGAACGACCGCTGCACGCCACGCTCGTTGCCGGCAAACTCGGCCTGCGCCATGCCGCTGCTGCGCAGCCGGCGAACCAGATCGCCGGACGCGACAATTGGGCCGAAGTATGTCTGCGGAAATGAGCCGTTGGAATACATGGTGATTACCGCATGTTCCCGCTGTACAGGTTGCGCAGGAGTCCGCGATTAGAACCAAGTCGCGGCGCCTCGGCGCTGTAGGCAGCACCGCCACGGTAGCCGCTGCCGGCGGCGAGGATGTCTCCGGAGGTGATGCCTTCGATCGGACTGGACCCATGCTGGGCCTTGAGGGCAGCGTACCGCTCGGCTTGCGTGGGGCCGTAAGCAATGTCCATGACCGGTTCGTATGCGGCAGACGCAAATCCGGTAAGCGTGTTAACCCAAAAGTCCTGCTTGGCACGCTTCATGTATGCGTCGATGTTGGCGCGTGACCTTTGGTAGGCGGCGTCCTGCTTGGAAATCTCCGTCCGCTTCTGCGTGTCGAGGGTTTCGTTTGCAACCCGTAACTGCGTATCCATCGCGCCCGCCTTGACCTGTGACTCTCGGCGCGACTGAACGTCTTGGGCCCTTGCCTTGACGGCTTTCTGCTGGTACTCCGCACTGTCGAGGTCGAACTGGTTGCGAATCTGCCCCGATGCGTCATCGGACAGGGCTCTGGCAAACGCCGATCGGCTGGCATTTGGTCCCGAGTAGGCCGCCGGAACCTGCGATACGCCACGCACAAGCCCGGCCGTGAACGGAGATTCCGTTCGGATGTTGCTGCCGTAGTTGTCTTTGGGCTGTTTTGGGAACATGGTCGCCATGTTTATGGGCAGTTTGCCGGAGGATTCTACGTTTTAATGTAGTAGTACACAGCCATGTTTTTCGGCCGAGTTTCGGTGTCGCCGCCCCCATTGATGGTCACGACATGCTGGTGGGTGCCGGCATATTCCGAATATGTGGTGGCATTGGCGTTCGGGCCGCCCTCATAGCCGTATGGCTCCGGCGCTCCGGCGTTATAGGACACGACGATTCCGTGACGGTGAGCGCCTGTTTCGTCTGTGATTCCAGTAAATCCGTTGCTGGGAAGCGCCGTGCGATGGGCCTGACGGGCGCCGATAGCCCCCGAAACAGCGGCTGTATCTACCCCGTGCGTGCCAAAGCCGCGAAGGAAATGTCCGCGAAAGTCCGGAACGTTGAAGTTGCTGCCGCTTCCGCCGTAGGAGTACCCGATGACGTTGAACAGGGCCAAATAGTTGTCGGTGAGGTAGGAGCCGCCGTTGCACAGCAGCCATCCGGACGGCTGCGTGAGAACGTTGGCGAACGCCATCACGGCACCAGCGGGCACAGCCCAGTTGGTTGGGGATGTGGTCACCGACCCGTCGATCCAGCCCAGCACGTTTCCTATTGTTCCGTCTGCTAGCACAACGCCGAGGGTTTGGAGAGTCCGAACGACCAACTCCAGCGTGGTCTGTTGGGCGTCTTCTGTGATAGTGCCGGTTACCAGCCCCTGTGGCGACTGCACCACCAGCGGAACGGCGTCCACTGACTTGGTGGACTGGTTGATTCGGAGATGCGAGCCGGTCTTGGCACCAAGTTTCATGCTGACGGTGGCAACGGCCGCTTCCGAGATGACTTGGTTCTCGACGTTGATGTAGTCGCCGCCGGCCACGGCGTTCTTGGAGAGCGGCGGCACGGGCGTGACGGGCTGCGAATCCTTGTATGGATGATCGTCCGGAGCCCCGGCGAACTGACCGGGGCTGGACTGGAGCCGCGCCTGATACGGGGCCTCGCTGGAGTAATCCAGATTCGTCAGCAGGTACTTTCGGGTGTCGCTGTCGATGAGCCGCAACTGGTCGCGGGGTGTTGCGTCCGCGATGTCTCGGGATTGCGAGAACTGCGGAGTAGCGGCATTGGCTATGGCGTTGGCGATTACGCGGCTGGCCGCTGGCGTAATGCCGCCGTCAATGAGGGCCTGAATCAGCGCGTTGTTGTCAACCGCCATTGTCCAGAACCCCGTTCACTTCCAGCCCGTACAGCAGCACCTCTGATGGGGCCGAGTCTGCGGTTCCTGCCAGCACAGAAGGCCCGCTCAACTCGACGGCAACATGCCTGTCTGCGCCGCCCATGTCGGAGTAGTTGCGGCCGGCAAACTGGGCTTTGGCCACGCCGGTTGACAGCCCCAGCGACGATCGGGTGGAAGACATGTTGAGCCGCGTCTTCGCCCCCGTCGTGTCGTGGACGAAGCCCGTCCCACGGTCCCGGGCCATAACATTGATCCGGGGCTGCGGGGAGTTGTTGAAGAACTCCCTCAAATACAGGTCGCTGTTTGTCTCCGTTGGCCGGTAGATCACCGACACGCTGCGATCCTGCATAGCGTCCTTGGTGTTGGCGTTGCCGTCGTTCACCAGTTCCATTGCTCCGGTCCGCACGGCGTATGGGACGCTGACTTGCGTGAAGTCCCCGCTGGCTTGGTACAGGTCGTGACACACAGCCGACGCGGTGGCTGTTGTTCCAGACGGAGGCGGCGCAATCGTGAGGGTGACAGCAGGGTTCAGCACGCCCGCCGTCACCACGCCGTACCCGAAGCCCGGCTCATCAATCAGAATTTCGCTGACGGCACCATTAACCACGACCGCCGTAAAACTGGCGCCACAACCATTTTGTCCAGAAGCAACCGTGACTTCCGGGGCCGCCTTGTAGCCGGACCCGCCGTTGGTCACAGTCACGCTCTTGAGTGAACGGTACGTGTAGTCTCGCAGCCCGCCCTCGCGGTACAGGTCGCCATCGACGGCCCCGTACACCACACGGTCTTGCTCGGTGAATGACCGGCGGTAGTTGATTGCGCACGTCAAACCATTTGGCCATGATTCGGTCCACCAAGTCTTCAGGTCGATGTGGTAGCAGAACGCCATGTTGGGGGACGTTGCGTTAGACCCCTTGGTCACTACGAATGCCCGCAGGATGCTGTTCCGCTGGTCTACCTTGACGAAGAACTTCTTCCGATAATTCAGGTCGAGCAGTCCGAGGTCGAAGTAGTTGCGGATGGGGTCCGACAGGCTCTCGACATTACCAGACCGCTCCATCACGTAGATGCCGCGCTCGTCCATGGCGTACACGCGGTCATCAAACATGTCATAGCAGCCCTGCGAAAGCATGCCGCGATTGGCCAACAACTGGATGCTGGCATCCACCGTGGGGTCGGTGTTGTAGGACAATCCGTAACAGTGGCTGTTCTGCATGCACAGGAGGTATGTGGCATACGGAATCAGACCGACCAGCGAATCAGTGGTCTTCTGGTTGTTCTGGATGGCGATTTCGTTCTCTGCTGGGCAGGACTCAAACTCGTCAAACTCCGAGAAAAACACGCTGTTTGCGTTTTCGCCGCTGGTGCTGACGGCATACCAAAGCCGGTCGCCGTAGGCCGCACACACCGACATGTCGTTGCGGGGAACCCCGAATCGGTAGGCATTCAGCCCGCCGTTTGGCAGAACCACCGGCATGGCGGCATAGAACGGACGGTTCGGGTTGAACAGGTCTTCGTCGGTCATCGTGTCCGAGCCCACGATGTTCACCGAATTGCCGGCCACCTTGCCGTATTGCTCCAGCCTGTAGAACACCAGAGACTCGTCACCGCTGGTTCTGAAAAACTCCACTACCGTGGCGCGGCTTGGGGGCTGCACTCCCGACAGGTTCCACACCATCTGCGTGGGCCTCGGCACGGCGGCAAACTGCGTCGTGTCAACGTCCGTAATTGGCGAGAAGTTGGAGTAGAAGATCGGCTTGGTCATGTCCCGGACGATGGCCGGGGCCGTGCCAGTCACGGTGGCGGCGGCCGACAGCGTGATGGTGCTGCCGGAGATCGACACGATTTTGGCCATGAACGGCACGTTGTCGGACTCGATGACGATTCCCGGGGCCAGCCCGACAGTGTTCGACACGGTGGCCGTGGTGCTGCCGCTCGTCGTGGTGATGTTTGGCCGCGAGAGTTCGGTCATTGACCAGTCCGCAAACCGATAGGCACACCGATACGTGCCCCGCATAGCGGGACGCATCACGGGGATCAGTTTGGCTGTCTGCGAATCGGCCGTAATAAGCGGCGACTGCGTGAACCCGCTGCCGCCGTTCGTGATGTTGATGGCCGAAATAGTTCCGTTGGACACCACTGGGTCCAGCGTCAGGCCGTACCCGTTGCCCGAGTATTTCAACTGCGGCGTGCCGTAGTAGTTGGTGCCTGCGCTCGAAATCTGCACGCTGGTGATAGAGGTCGTGGTGGCCGGCTGCGTAATCTGCCGGGCCGTGAACGTGTACGTGTAGCCATCGGTGAACGTGGCTGACGATGGCGGCGATGTGTTTTCGCTGCGCTGCCGCAGCGTGAACGCAGCCGTGTCGCCCGTCAGGAAGTTGCTGCCCGGGATCGACACTGTTGGTGTCCCAAGCACCGCCCCCGGCGGCCCCTGCTGCCCGTCAACGAGAGTGTTGGCCCAAAAGTAAAGCCGCTGCCGGTACTGGCTAAACGTTTTTGTGAACCGCGCCGGATTAAACGTCTGCTGGTACTCTGCCGTGTAGGTTGGAGCGGCAGGGTTTTTGTCAATGTTGGCCCACGCTACCGTGCCGCTTACGGGGTTGCCGGAGGCCGGGCGAAGAATCGAGCCGTCCGCGTGCATGGATGCGTCGGTGGTGTTGAGCGAATACCCGGTCGCCCAAAACGATGAGGCAGCGTTGATTTGGTCGAACTGAAGGGCGAAGAACGTCTGCTGCTCCATGCCGCTGCCGGGGTCGATGACCGCAACGGTGTCCTTCGTAATGCCGGGCGAGGCTGTTCCGGGGGCCGTGCGAAAGTTGACGATGGGCCTCTTGGCCACGCCGGTTTCTGCGGCTCCGGCCGTCCACCAGCCCTTGGCGGTGTTGGTGGTAGCGGCATTGGCGGTCGGATTGGTTTCTCCCGGACGAGTGGCGCCTACCGTCCGGCGCCAACCAACGTTCAGTTGGTTGTCCGCAATCCCGCTCAACCAACTGTCGGGGCAGTACAGCAGCCAGATGCGAACTGTCGGGGCCCGGTATCCGGGGTATGTCGTGTAGTTGGTGGTTGACGTTTTCTTGGCCGGCGTCAGCGTCACCTCGATATACGGCGCGCCGCCGCTGGTCTGCACGGGCACCGTGATCCACACCCACTTGTCCTCGGTGTCGGTCGCGGACTCCAGTTCCGCCCGACTTCCCGTGTAATACCGCAGCGAAATCTTGCTGTAGTCCCACGTATACAGGTCGGCATAGCGATCGTAGACCGGCCCCGGGACGTTGTTGGTGGCGCCGTATGAGCCGCGATTGATCTTGGCACGGCTATGGAAATTGACCTGAAAGTTGGGCGTGAACGCGGCAAAGAAATCGTAGTTGTTGTTCCACCACTGATAGTCGGCGTAATACCACGTTCCGTTGACGAGATCGTTTGGCCGCTGCGAGCAATCGTCTGTGTCGATGAAATAGTCGAACGATGTGCCGGTGGCTAGCGTGGAGACTGCTGTGCCAAAGAACGCGCCGCTGGGCCTCACTGGCCACGTTGGGTCTTGCGTGGTTGCGGTCGTGACGCTGTTGGACAGCGAGCCAGTCTGCATCGAGAACGACACAAGAGCCGACGCGCCGCTGCCTACCGAAGACCCTCCCGGGGTAAGCGGGATCAGTGCCGAGTAGGTGGATGTCGTGCTATCAAACGTGGCGGTAGCGCCCTGCGTGAAGGTGAGCGTGACGGTCGCGCTGGCTGTTGCTGCCTGCGAGATAGTGACCGTGCCGGTCGTGGGGTCTACGGCCGACACCGTGGTGTTGGCGGGGATTCCCGTGCCAGTGACGCGAGCCCCAACCAGAATGCGGGACGCATTTCCAACGGATGTCAGGGCGGTGCTGGTGTTTGTGGTCCCCGTAGCCGTGAACGTGTAGGCAATCGTCGTGGAGCCCGGGTCCACCACGTAAGCGTGCGAGAAACTGGCGTTCGTTGACCCTGTTCGGACTGGCTCGTTGAACGTCAGCGTGACCGTTCCGTTCGCGGTGGCGAGCGACGGGCTGATGGAAAAACTATTGGTAGTTGTTGTGACGCTGGCCACGACAGCGTTTGCCGGAATGCCGGTGCCGGTAACCCTCGCCCCCACCCGCACCTTGTTGATGTTCCCAACGGCGGTGATGTTAGACCCGTTTAGGGATGTGGTGCCGGTGGTGGTAAACACTGGCTCCAGCCCCTGAAGGCCGGGGTCGATGCCAATGATTCCGTATGCCCGGAACCCAACCCCCTTCACCGAAGACTCGTCTACGGTAAGGGTGGGAGCCGTCTGGTAGCCGGAGCCGCCGTCAATGACATCGACGGCCGTGACCGATCCGCCCTGCACGATGGCCTTTAGCCGCGCGTCACGCACGCGGGCGCCGCCGCCAGTGATGACGATTGGCGGGGCGGCCCAGTACGATCCGCCGCCGTCCAGAACGTCTACCCTCTCGATGAAGTAGCCGTTCCCACTAGGCGTAACCGATGGAGCCACGGTCGGCGCCTGCAAGCCCATGACGATGGCCTGCTTTGTAGTTCGCGGCATGGCCAGAGGGTCCACGCCGTTCCCGTGGAAGATGTAGATGCGTCCGTGCCGGTCCTCGGCAAACGATGGGCTTACCAGAGAATCGGTCGTGACAACGTATGAGGGCGAGAATGCCCACGCGATTTCGTTGTTGGTTTCAGTTGGCGACTGATACCGAATGGTCGTTTGTGTGGCTGAAGTCCGGGAGCAAACGATGAGGTCATCGCCGGAGTTCACGCTGTTGCTGACGCGGTAGACCCCGATGATGCCGCTGTAGTCGTTGCTGGTGAAGATGGCTTCCATGCCCGGCCGCTGGCGCAACTCGCCCGGCCGCTTGATCTGGAGATTGTTGTGCCGGACCGTAGCCCCCGGCGGCAAAACATAGGGGCTGATTGCGGTGGCGAGGCCCTTCCAGTTGTCGATCCTGACGCCCGGCATGGTCACCCCACATCCGGCAGAAGCGGCGAGTAGTAGCCCATGGTGCGGGGCGTCGGGTACTGCCTCCGGACGCGGCCGGCGGCCGGGCTGATGGTGTCGTTCTCCATTGCCAGCCGCAGGTCGCGGTTGAGGACGGCTGCGGCTTGGTTTGCATCCTTGCCGACCAGCCGGGCGTACCACATTTCGGTGGCAGACAGGATGGCCGTGTACATCGTGGGGCTCGCGTCGATGATGCTGGAGATGGCGTACTTGACGTTTGTCATGGCCGGCAGCGCCGTGTCCACGGTCAGCGTGGTGTCATTGACTCGCTCGACCACACGCCGCTCATGCACAAATGGGTTCAGGGCGCCAATTGGGTCGGCGTCCGTGCTGGCGGTCCCGAAGCGAATGACGGCGCCTTCAAGGTCTGGCGGCAGGGTTGTTCCAGAGAACGTCACCGTAGTGAAGTTGGGGCTGGCCACGGTCGCCGTTCCGGCCCGGCAGGACGGCTCATAGCCCATGAGTTTGATGGGCAGCGGGGTGTAGCGGTACAGGTAGTACACGACCGTGCCGTTGGTGGGCACGCCCACGAATCGGATTTGCCACCGCTGCGGGTCGGTGTCGCTCCGCATAACCGTGTAGTAGTAGGGCTCGCCGGCGCCACGGGTGTTGATCTGGAGTTGCTGCCACTCCTGCGGCTGGATGTAGCAGTACAGAGTGCCGACGGTTTCGGTGATGAGCCCGTCCACATCCTTCAGGTTTGCCGGCAGGTCATAAAACGTCTGCGCCAGCACCGTTACGTTGGAGCCGTCTGCAACAGCGGGGCGGTCGAGCGTGACTTGATTACCGCTGACTGACACGATCCGAGGCGCCATGCTGAAGTAGCCATTGGCCCCAAAGATCACCAGCCTCCCCTTCACGAACCCTGTGGCACTGGCCACCGTGATGACGGGGCTTCCACTGACGATGGTCGCCGTGGTGCTGACTTGGTTGGTCGTGAACGTGCCCTCGGTGGTGTGCCAAAGCCAGTCGCGTGTCTGATAGATGTCCCGGCAGGCGCTGACAACGGCCGTGCGGACAGCCCGATGCTCCCCGTCCTGCGCACCGCCACCGGTCGCGGTCAGCAGAAAATCCACAACATCTTGTGCTGTGTTCATGCCTTCGGCCTCTTGTACCCGTACTTGTCCTTCACCATCTCCCGGAGGTCTTTATCCTTCATCTTGCTGGCCTTGGGGTTGTGAGCCCGCTCGGCCGCCATCATCTGATTGGTCAGGCGTGCAGACAGCCGCTTCCTCTTGGGGGGCGGCATGGCAACACCCTTGTGATCCACGATCCCCTGAATCGTCAGGTTGCGCTCGCGGGCAACCTTCTTGATGTCAGCGACCGAATCAACCCATGCGGCCGGGTCGCGGTGGCCACGCTTGTCTGCGAGCCCGCTCATGTAGTACCGACCACTTACGTTGATACCGGATGCCCGTGCCTCGCGCAGGATGCGGTCCGCGTGATCCTTGGGCATATCGTCCAGCCACTCTTGATTGGTTCTTCCCTGCATTAACGCCCGGTCCGTTCCCCTGACTCCGGGCGGCTGTTGGAGGGCGCACATCTCCGCGAACCTCGGCGTCTGTCCGTCGGACAGCATACGCAAATACCTCTCCTGCACATCCCTGCCGGCGAGAGCGATGCTTGCGGGAATTTCGACGGGCGTGGGCTTTGAGGTATCGCACGGCCCGGAGCAATCCGGCGAGGTTGTCGCCAAATCTGGCGAGGGCTGCGTTGCATCCAGTACAGAGGAGTCCACGGATGACATTCGTTTCATGGCAGTGGTCTACACAGACGCGGCGATTGCTGTTGCATATCTCGCATCTACCGTTGTTTCTGGACGCAATCCGGTCGAATGCGGCCTGACTAATCCGGTAGCGGCTCCAGAAATTGTGCCACCGCTTCCGTTGTTTGGCGTCCACTACGCCGGGCCCGGGGGCGGCGGGGGCTCCGTTCCCTCCCCGCCCGCCGCTGCCTGCTCACCGGGGGGAGGACCGGGTGGCGGCGCGGCGGGCGGGGGCGGGGGTGGAGGTATCAAGTAGGCGGACGGGTCGATGTCGAGGGATTCGGCCCAGTCCCGCATGAGGGCGTTGTACGGGTCTACCATCCCGGCACTGACCAGCCCCGAAACGATGGGGCCAAGCGTCTGCACGGCCATCTGCATCTGCTCCACCCGAGTGGCCTTGTTGGGCTTGCGGGCGCTTCCGGCCTCGATGCGGTAGATGAAGTCCCGGGTGAGGGAAATCAAGTCCATGCCGGCGACGTTCTGCTTCCACGCAATGGCGCCAATGGGCCCAAGGACCGGAACAACGTCCTCTGCTTCCAGCAGCCACCGGGCCGCCAACGCCTCCCGGCGAGCCAGCAGCGACATGGCGTCTTCCAGTTGGTTCGCCATGTTGTCTGGACGAACGCTCACGTTCTCTTGTTTGATCTGCGCTTCGCTGGCACTCCTGAAGGAACTTCTGGAGTAGCCGTAGACGAGTTCCGACAGGCCCGTGCGGTGGGCAAACAGGTCTGACACGGCGCTGATGATGTCCCACAAATCCTTCGTGACTTGCGGCATCTGGAACACGGACATGATGTCGTTGACGCCACGACCAAGGAGTTCGGAAATCTCGATGATCTTGAACCCGCCCTCGGACGGGGCGAGGATTTGATCCTTGATCGTCTGGTCTGCCGCCTTCTGGACGGCAATCATTGTCTCGCACGACGTTGCAATACGGGTGGCCGCGAACGACATCGCCCAGTTCAGTAGGCGAAGTTCTCCGATAGCGGGCCGGATGTGGGAGATCGGGTAGGAGTAGCCCGGTTTCCAGTGGAACCAGAGCGGCGTGAACGGCCAGCCAAAGTGGTCGCAGTAGAACGGGATGGGCCACGCGGTCTTGGCGAGAAGTTCGGCCGGCAGCGCACCGGTCCCGTCATCGCCGCCCTGCATTGCTTGTTCCAGCAGTGCCGGCGGCATGTTGAGGGGATAGTCCATGCCCTCGCAGATGACCACGTAGCAGTATTTGCCCAGTTGGTCGAAGACGCCACGATGCTCTTTGGGGGCGTTCTTGAAGCGGTCGCCCATGCCGCATTTCGACCAAATCTTGTAGATCGTGACGAGATCGTTGGTCGTTTCGATGTTTCCCTTGGATCGCTTGCTCTTGGGCTCGCGGTCCAGTTTCACCTCGGCGTTGTTGTTCTGGTGCTTCCGAAGTTCTTCCTCGTCAATGCCGTATTCCTCGGCCACCTGCTCCAGCGGCAGCACGCACTTGCGGGCACACCAGAGGATGTCATCCATGTTGTCCCAGTCGGGGTCCATGAGGAAGTTGTCTACGGTGTCATAGAAACTTCCGACCATCCGGACCGGCGGGGTTTGGCCGTCGCTGGTGGTGTCGAGCGTGACCATCTCGGTCCACATCACGCTCATGCCCTTGATAAGGGCTTCTCGCACCCACTTCTGGCCTTGCTTCTTCAGGTCGAGTTCTTGCGGGGTCCAGTTCAGATACTTCTCCAGCAACATCGCAGTGCCGCGCCGCTGCTCTTTCATCTGCGACTCTTGCAGTGCCATCTGCAAGATTTGCTGCTGCTCCGGCGGCAGCATTCGCGGGTCCATTCCCGGCTGCGGGAAGATGCCCAGCGTTTCCGGGGGCAGGTCCGGATGCTCCATGACCGACACGGTTCGGACCGGATTGCGGTGGTACATCACTGCGCCATAGATGTCCACCAGTTCAAAAACCTTGTTCACCTGTATACGAAAATTAGGCGGGGCGATGCTGGAGTTGTAGCCCTTCTCCCCTCGCGCATAGGAGTCCCGCCACATCCAGTTATGTTCCCCGTCAAAGAACATGCTGGCTTCCTTCGCGTCTTCCGTGAAGGGCCGCTTGTACTTCCCGGCAGCGTTCAGTTTCTTGACCCACGTTTGGGTCAACTGCCGAAGCAGATCACTTACTGCCGACATTGGTCAGCCTCTCCTTGGCGGCAAGGAACGACGCCGCGCTGGCGGCCTTGTAGACAGCCTGCGTTATCGGGGCGTAGTCCCACACACCGAGGTCGCCCCAGCCATGGTCGCCATGGATTGCGGGGTCATCCTTGTGGTGGACCGAAGGTCGATCGACCCAGCCGTGGGGTGTAAAAGTCAGAATCCGGACCGTCGAGTCACCGGGCTGCTGGATCACGAACCCGATCGTCGGGTTGCTGAACGAGTGGATGTCCGTGCTGAACAGCACGATGTCACCAATCGCCGGCTGGGGCATCGACCAAGGCGTGTTAGCCATATCCTCCTCCATAGGTTGGGCCCAAATTTACATACCCGCCTTCTTCCTCGCCAAGCCTTTTCTTGCGGCGATCAAGCCATTTGACCCACCAAGGCTCGGATTCGGGGCGTGCGGGAGGTTCGTGGTAGCGGGGCCGGTACGCACACAGGTACTCCATGCACTGGACTATGTGGCACTCGCCTCTGGTATTGGGAGCGTCGGTCACCACGGCCACGCCGGACACGTAGTTGACCTTCTTCCTGTACCGCTTGATTTCTCGCTCCAAGTCTGGAACAGCGTTCTTCAGCACCCGCAATAGGGGAGTTCCGGTCTTCGCGCGAATATGCAGGCTGACGCGGGTGGCCTCGGTGCGGGCCGGGATGTCATCACAGCCAGCAAGAAAACTGGAGCCCGTGATCTCCGACCGGATGCCCCGCTGGATCAGTTGCTCGGTGTATTGCTCGCTCGGGAGCCGGCCAGACCCGATGTCTCGGATGCGGGCACCGTGGGCGTCGATGATGAACGCATGGAAATGGTGGTCGCGGACCTTTTCTTGGAACTTCTCCCCAAATACCGAGGCGTTGCACTGCCGCAAATACAGTTGGTCATAGAGCAGGAACATGCTCTCGTCTGGCGGCACGGCCACGAACAGCACGGCGGTGACGGTGTGGCCGGGGTCGATGATCGCGTACCGCGTCCAGTTGCTGGGAATCTGGCCGTTCTCCAGTTCCTCCCGGTTAAATCCGTGGATGGACATGTCGAAGTTGGGGTACATCAACACGGAATCCGTGATGAAGTCGCCTTCGGCACGCTGCCGCAGAACGTCAGGCCCGATCGCCGCCCACCGGGCGATGGACTTCTGCTTCTCGGTTTCGTTCAGGTAGGGGTTGTCCAAGAACCGCAACTTGAACAGCCGGATGGCGGACTTCTCACCGTGCAGGGCTTCCTGTTCCTCGGCTCGTTCCTTGAGCCCAATCAGTGCGTTGTTGGTGCTATGTGGCATAGCCGACCAGCACAGCCGTCCACGGCGGTCCACTATGCGTCCCTGCATTTCAGGAACCCAGTTCTCGTTATTGATGTCCTCGTCTATATGAACACGGTCGGCACTGAACCCTTGTACGGGATCGCCCTCACTGCTGAAGAAGTAAATCGTCCACCCAGTATGGAGCGTGCATTGCTGTATGTAACGGGCAGACTTTAATACCCACGACTTGGATTTAACGAGCCGCTTCGGGATCAACTCCGGCGCCGGCCGGGCCTCCCACCTGCGGTCTTCGTCGGTGGCGGGGTTGAAGACCCTCCACTCCCCAGTCTGCAAATCCTTGATGATCTTGAATGCGCCCGGAAGAAACAGGGACGGGTACACGACCAGACCGATGTGCTTCCAGTCCTTCCCGATGATGACCAGAACGCCATCATTGGTGGGGTATTTCTTGAAGGGGTCTTGCCCCGTCACGGCGCGGGCGTCTTCCACGAACGTGGACAGGGACTTGCCGGAGCGGTTGCCGCCGATGACGAGGATTTCACTCGCCGGGCACCGATGAATCTCCTCCTGCGCTGGGGTCGGCTGATAGAGTTTCAGCCCCTCCAGTTGCCGTTCCTTCAGTTCGTTCTGGAGTTCCTTGATCTTGTCCAGTTGGTGCTGGGACAGGTTCGGAATCTTGGGAATCTTCGGGGGATTCGCCTTCGGATGACGGCTTGGCATCTATCAGCACCCGCTGGGATAGGACGGCGAGCCGGAATCGCTCTTGCAGTTCGGTTTCAAGTTCGTCCTCGGTCCAGAGGGTAAGCGGCTTCTTGGCCCCGCCGCTATCCACGTTGCTCTGAATGAGCCGGCAAATCGTTTCCAGCACCTTGTTTCTGGTGCTGGTCCCGGGCTTTGCATCGTAATACTGCTTCACCATGATGGCGGCAAACCCCGACACGCCGCCGAAGTATTCGCAAACCTTCTCCACTAACTCGGCCGAATGCGGGATATTGGACCCGCCGGCTTGGGCCAACTTGGCGTACAGGTCTACGCCAGAAGCCTCGATCTTCTTCAGGGCATTTGCCCGCTTGGCCTTCTCCTTGGCCCTCTGGTGCCTCCGCTGGGCCTTGTGGCAGGACAGGCAGACGTTAGTGAGCCCGTCCTTCTTGTGCCAATAGAAATGCTCCCGGTCTGGCGGGAACAGCGTACCACAATGGATACATGGCTGTGACATGCCCGGGAATGATAACAGCCCGCCGAGGTTTCCCCCAGCGGGCTGTATCGTGTCACAAGTCTGGTCCGTGCGGATCAGATTTCGTCGGAGTGGAGGTTGGCCCGGACGAGGGCACCGGCGGTGCCGCCGACCGAAGAACCGGCGATCTGGCTGGCGACCGTGGCGCCGGCGGACTTCGTGGTCACCCGGCCAGCGGTGCCCGTCACCTCGATGGCGGCGCCGGCCGCGATGGCCGTACCGCTGGACTGGATCGAGGTCGGACCCTTGACCACCAGCCACACGATGTCGTTCGGGCGAACGTCCTCGGTGAGGTACTCGTCCAGAACGCCAATCGAACGGCCATCCGTGTTCACGTTGGTCGCCGTGGCGACCGCCGAGAACTCCGTCATCGGGCCGTTGTTGGCGTCAGGACCGGCCGTCGAGGCCGTCGAGAAGGCGTACACCTTCCCGGCGTCGGCACTCGTCAGGTTGGTCGCACCGGTGTACCGGGCCGCCACGCAGTAGACGAGGCGGTTGCTGTTCCGGACACCCGTGGAAGGGTTAACGTCCTGAAACACCTTGACCTGCCCGACCAGTTCACGGCCCGCGACCGGCTTGCCGGCGCTATCAACGTCAATCGACTCTTGGTTGAGAAGCGTGCTACCGCGCCGCCAGCCCGGATCAGAGAAAATCGTGGACATGACTACTCCTGTGGAGTGATGGTTATTGGGATCAAGCCGCGCTGGGAGCCGTGACGGGAGCCAGCAGGAAGAAGTTCCTCGGGCTCTTGAAACGCATGTTCCCGAGGGTGGAACAGGCGTACCTGTACGACTGCGTTTCCTCGGAGAAGTACGGCCCCTCGGCCATGAACAACTGGTTCTCCAGACACCGGAGTTCCATGTTGCCGATCGACAGGCCGAACCCGAGGCCGGGCGGAACGGCCGCCTCATGGCAAATCTCGCAGCCGTCCTGTTCAAACACATCCGAGTAGCCAAACGACCGGAGGCCGTTCTCGCGGGTCACGATCGCCCGCTCCTTGCTCTCCAGTTGGTTCAGGTACTGGATAAACAACTTCCGATCAAGGACAACCATGTCGATCTGGCTCTCCTTGCTGTCGTTGCGCTTGCACTGGACGATGCCCTCACGGGTCGCCTGAATGCAGTTCTCGGCCCAAGTACGCTTGTTCTTGAAGCCCGAGGCGTTGTAGTTGACGATGATGGGAGAATAGAAATCAAATTCAGGATCGACTGCGACATCGGGGAACGTGCCGGTGGTGGCGTTGAGCCGGCCACCGCCGTAATAGCCCAACTCCGTCGAGAGCCCGGCGTAGGTGTCCTTCGGGTAGCCGAAGCGATCCGCCGTGCCGCCCTTGTAGGTGCCGGACGCGGTGGTGTCGTTCTGCTTCACGCTCGGGCCATCCTCGTCAATCGTGCCGTCGTAGCCGAGGAACGAGAGGGCGCCGTGGAAGAAGTTCTCGTTGCCGGGGGCGTTACCGTCCACGTAGGGCTGGTAGGACAGGTACTGCTCCAGAGACTCCTGAAGCCGCTGCGCCATCTGCGAGGCGACGTTGACGAGGGCTTCCTTGCCACGGTTCTCCAGCAACTCGCGCCGGTAGATGCTGTCCGTGGTCGTAAACCCACGCCACGGGAGTTCAGCCCGCTTCCACATGTTGATGCGGCTGAATGTCCGAGGCGTGTCCCCGGTATTGCCCGTTACCGGAGCGTTGCGGTAGCGAACGTTCCAGTCAAAGCCTCGTCCAGACTGGTTCATCAGAATGTTGCCGGACGCCTCCAGCATCGTGAAGACCTTGAACCGCCGAAACACGGCGATTTCTTCTTCCCGCGTATGCTGGACGATCGTTGTGGCAATTGCGCGAGCCCAGTCGGTTGGCGAAGCCATGGTTTTGATAACCCTTTCGTGTCAGTCGGGATCAGTCGGGAAGACCTTGAAGATTGGAGTACATCCGTTCTGCAAAGGTCATAGGCTTTTGGGGGACTCTTGACTCGGGGGCGGGATTGGCTCGTCGCGTTGCGGTTCTGGACGCCTGCTGTCGCAGGTACTCCATGTTGCGTTGGGCCGAATCCTGTTGTTGCGGAACTGCCTGCGGGACAGCGGGCGCCGCTTGCGGCGGTGCCTGCTGGACTCGCGGCTGCATGGCCTGCTGGAGATTGGACAGTGCCAACTCTCGCTCGACCATTGCTGTCGCGTAGTCCCAACGAGCCTTGGCACCCTTGATGCCGAGGCCCCTTGCGTCCTCAATGAATTTCTGGACTAGAAGTCCCTCTCTGGATACATTCCCCTGCTGATCGTACAGCCAATCGCGGTTTTCGGCCTCAATTTGCTGTACAAGGGACTCCTCCTTGTACCCCGACAACTGACTTTCTGCGATTTCTTTGGCCCGATCGGCCACGATTTTCTCGATCATGGGGCCGAGAGCCCCCTGCGGATCGTTCAGAAACTTCTGTGCGAAGTCGGCTTTGTAGGCTTGGTAGGCCGCCAACTGGTGCTGGGCGTCTAGCGGAGCCCCTTCGGCAATAACCTCTCGGCCGTTTTGGTCGCGGACGAGGTACTGCTTGTATGCGTCGTTGACCTTGGGCGGGTTCCACCACGCCTGCTCCTGCTGCGGGGCAGACTGCTGGACGGGGGCCTGCTGCGGGGCGGACCGGGACTGAAGCCACTGCTGGTACATCTCCCGGTTGGAGAGGTACTCGGAAGCCGCCGGCACGATGGACTGGTACTGCTGGAGGGCCCGGACGGCCTGCTGCTCCCGCTGCATCGACTGATACAGCCGGCCGGCAATCTCTTGGTCTGGAACGTTCTGGAACTGCGGCAACTGGCGGAACGCGGCGAATGCGTCCTGCTGTGCCTGCGTGGCCTGCTGGCTGGCTTCTGGCGCCGGGGCTGTATCAGCCTGCGGCTCCGAAGACTGCTCTGGAACGTCGGGCAGAACTTCGTCGGCAACTTCGGCGGATGAGTCGGTGTCCATGGTTTTCTCCCGGGTGCCTAGATTTGCGGCTACGCGAGCCCGGCCATCAAGCCGCTTTTATTGCGGCTAATTAGACAGCGCGTCAGACAGTTGCTGCCCCGTGCTGGCGACGGTGGCGCAGTTGGCGAGGCGGCCCCCCGAAAACGCGCCGAGAGCAGTCTCCACGTTGGCCTGCGTGAGGATGGCCGTGCCCGTGGTGTTATCCACGGGGACGCCGAGAGCGACCGAGCCAGCCGCAGGGACAGCCATCGTGCCGGTAGAGTTGCCGCCGTTGTAGACCGTGCCTGAACGTACATTCGACGCGGCTGGCATGAGGCCGCTCGCGTTTGCATCCACCAAAGTTTTTTTTGTGGTTCCGAAGCGATAGAGGATGGCGACATTTGTAGGCTTGTCCGCGAAACGTATCAGTCCGCTGGTTGGACTTGCCCCTAAATCACCGTACTCAATTTCGTCTACCGTCGCTGTTCCGCCGGTGTGCGACACTCCAACGCCAGTGCTGTTCGCCGCACCCCTCGCCCTAGTAGCCGTGAGCGAAGCCCCCGCAACAGTCACGGCCGCGCCAGCCGCGACGTTGCCCGTCGCCGTGCCGACGATAGTGGCCGAGCCACCGGCTGTCCCAACCCCGACGCCAAATGCGTTTGTCGCCGCCCCGCCTGTTACGTTCCCAGTGATATTGGCGGTGTTGTTTGATGTGCTTACGCCCACACCCGTAGCGCCGCCGGTCACGTTCCCGGTAATGTTGATGATGTTGCCGTTGGCGACACTACCGACTCCCTGCCCGCCAGCGCCGCCAGACACGTTCCCGGTGATGTTGAACGTGACGTTTGCGCAATCTATGTGCAGGGCATTTCCGGCCGTCCCGCCCGTGATAGACCCGGTAATGTTTACTGTTGACCCATTTGCCATCCACCGGAATAGATTTGCACCGCCAGCCGTGAGATTGCCAATCAGCGAAAACGACGCCAACCCCCCGATCGTCTGAATCATGCCGTTTGCGCCATTGCCGGTGTTGTTGAGGTTTGCCGTCAGTGTCAACCCCGACGCCATCACGGTTAGAATGCCGCCCGGCGTGGCACCGCCAGTCGAATCGGAGCGAATCTCGCCAACCGTCATGCTGACGTTGAGGTTGCCGCTGAAGCCGTTTAGCACCAGCGTGTCGGCACTTGTAAACGAAGGAAACAAGTCTGCGGCCGTGCCTGTCGGCGTGGTCGCCCAGATGGCCGCGTTGACGTTGCCGTTCGCTCGCGCGTAGTACGTCGGCATCTCACCACCCCTTGCTTGCGATGAACTGCCCCAGCGCCGCCGTCATGGCCTGCACGCACGCCTGCTCCTGCTCGCTCTGGAGTTCCGCGAGCCGCCCGCGATAGACCGTGTAGGCCGCTGCGTCTGCCGTCACTACGCCAGCCTCCGCGTCGATCCGCGTGGGGATAACCCGCATGGCGATGGACATATCTCGCTCGCCTGCGGCGTTGTAAGCACTCGTCACGGCGAGGTTCACGCTGAGTCGGTCGTAAGTTTGGCCGTCGATCACTACTGGGTTCGCGCTCTGCATGATTGCTCCTATGAGTATGTGGCCGTGAGTCGGTCATCCCACGCCACGTTGGTAGCCGTCGCCGTCGAACTGATGGCACCGGCAGAGGTCAGGATTGTGCGGCGTATTTTCCACACGCTCGCGGAAGTCGCGGAGCCAGACGCGGCGCGCCCAATGTACGAGGTTGAGCCAACGGTGTCGGAGCGGACGGAAACGGCAGCGGCAGCGGCGACTGCGGCACCGAAGTCCGTGATGTCGGCGGCAACGTGGGTATGGGCGCTGGGCGGGAAGGTCGCCGGCTTGTCGGTGAGGTCGTTCCACGAACTCACTCCACCACCGCCCCCCTGCGAGGCACTAGCCACGGCGGCGAGGTACGTGGCCTCGTCCAGTTCCTCCATGGCCTCGCTGGCGAGCAACGGCACGATGGCGGCAATGATGGTGGTGTACCCCACGATCCCATCGTCTACGGCCAGCAGCACCCGGCGGTAGGAGTCCCGTGGGGCGTGCAGGGGTGTCTGCACCACGCTTTTGCCGAGTGCGTTGGGATAGCCCAGTTGCGAATCCAGCCGCTCCCGCAGGCTTTCGTAGGTGGCCTCGGCAGTGATGAAATAACGCTGGCTCATTGGGCCCACTTGGCTTGCAAGTACCGGGTGACTGCCGCTGCTTGGTCAGCAGTCAGGGAGGACGAATACACCAGAATCTCCCCTACTAGCCCGGCGTAGAACGACTGGAGGGCCCCGTTCGACCACGCGGCGCCGACCCGGCTGTCCACCCACGACGGGTTGTTTTGGCCCGCTCCCGAGCCACTAGCCGTGACGATGCCGCTGGTTGATGGCGCCAGCGAGAACGACTGCGATCCGTTGGCCGCGATGTAGAGCAGCGTCTTGTTGCTGGTGGGCTGGCACACGGCAAATGCGTGCCACGCTGACAGGGCGATGGGCGGCAGGGCGAAGTTGTCGTTGATGCCGTCGAAGAACAACGCCGGCTTGCCGCCGATCGTGCCGGTGAGGGCTGGCTGGTTGTTAGTAGCGACCTGCGAGGCATTGCGCCCAAGGCCGGACTTGTCGGCCCACGCCCCGAGAGAAGGAGCGTCCGATGCGTCCAGCCACAAAGCAAGGTTGCCGATGGACCGTGGGTCCAGCCGACGAACGCGAATCACAGGACTCTCCAGCGGTTGATGGCGCTGTGGTAGACCAACGTTGCCGACCCGCCGTCCGCGTAGAGAATGACGTTGCTGCTGAACGGCGAACGAAACCGGTTGGCCGCCGAACTGGATGCCGACTCATGGGCCAGCGTGATGGCAGCACCGCCCGAGGCGTTGGCGTTCATCAGCAGCACAACGAATCCGTCCGGGATGCCCGTGGCAGAAAGCCCGGTGATGGTCACGGCGGCAGAGGAAGTTACGTAGAGAACGTCGGCCCTGCCCGGGTTCCAGTCGTTCTGGCCAGCGGACAAGGCCGCCGGCGACACACACACCGGAGCCGGGTAGTCGGCGCCGGTGCTGCGGTGCGAAGCAGCGTGGCTGGCTGGGGTCCGGCTGTCAGTGAGCCGGGTGTCCGAACCCAAGACCACCTCCGCTGCCGCAGCGTTGCCTGCGGCAGGGGCATTTCGGCTGGCGGCGGTGCCGGCATCGGTGACGTTGGCCAGAACATGCGTGTGACCCGTGGCCGAGGCCCCAATAGATGCCGGTGTGATGGCGTCCGTGCCTCCTGTCGCGTGGGACGCGGCATGGGCGGTGGGGGTCCGGCTGTTGGTCAGGCGGCTGTCAGAAGTGGCCACGGCCCCGATGGACGCGGGCGTGATCGCATCGGTGCCGCCGGTGGCGTGGGACGCAGAGTGCGCGGCCGGCGGGCCGCCGCCGAGGGCGGCAATGGCACCGAGGGTCACCTTGTTGGTGACCGACTGGTCGGAGCGGTCGGCCGGAACCACGGAGTCCGCGAAGGCTGATCCGGACGGCAGTGCTGAAATAGTGGTGTCTGGCATCAGTATTTGGCCGTGAGTTGGCTACCTGACTGGGTGGCAAGGTTGGAACCAGAGATGGTCTTCAACATGTATGTGGTGCGCGCGGCCGAAACAGAGGCAGTTTTCGGGGCCAGCGTTTTCTTGTCGATCGGCATGTTTTACCTCCTCTGGCCAGTAAACGGCGACGGCAAATTACGCTCAATCTGGAGTTCGCCTGCCGGGTGGCTGGCTCGGTAATAATCCAGAAGCGACTGGATTTGATTGCCCTGCCGGGACTTGAAGGCATTGAAGTCCTGCCGGTACTGCCCGCCGTCGCCGGGCATTCCGGGGCTGTCCGACACATTGCTCTTGCCGAACGGCGAGAAGTAGCCTGCCAGACTGCCTTCGTTATAGGCCGAATAGAGTGAAGCCCCGAACGGCTGTTCTGTCAGTTGGTCATTGGCCAAATCCCAGCCGGCAGACCTTGAAACGTCCAGTGCGGTGCCGGGGATTAGTCCAAGCAAACCACCGGTTGCGCCATCTTGGGCTATGTTTCTGGCCGCTGTTTTGGCCGCACTTTTCAGGATGTTAGAGGGCAGGCTGGCTCCCATGGTGCCAAGCGTGATGGTGTCGAGGCTGTATGCCGGGGCCGTGGCTAAAGCATTCCAAGCCGGTGATGGGAACGAGTATTTCTTAACGTCCATTGCCGTGCCGGGCATGAACTTGTTGTACTGCTCCTGCCACAGCGGGTACTCGTCAATCATCCGCTGGTGGGTTTCGCTGGATAGCCTGCGGAGCCCTTCCTGTGCCGCCCGGGTTTGCTCCGGGTCGCCGCCCTCTGGAACAATCGGCACCTCCCTGCTGACGAGAGCCCCGAGGCGGGACAAGTCTCGCCCCTGTTCGCCGCCCCACATGCCGGGGTCGCGCAAGAACAGCGTAATGTTTTCGTCGGAGTTGGAAAGCACGTTCGCCCGGTCCTCGCTAACGCGGGCCATGCCAACGTCATTGAGGTAGGAGTACGGCCAGTAGTATCCGCCCTCCAGAGAACTTCTGTACTGCCCCTCCTGCTGGCCGCGATCCGCCATGCGGTCCCAGTACAGTGCCTCCATCTGCCGAGCCTCCACAGGGCTTTCGATGGAATGGAGGTTTCGTAGGTAAGAGAGATGCCGGATGCCGGCCCCGGGGTCGCTGGTGGGGTCAACGTTGCGGAATAGGTTTACCGGGTTGCCGACGTTTATCATCCCGCCGGCTGCGAGATAGTTGCCCATCGGGTTGAAGATCGGCAACTTCAGTGCGGGGTCATCCTCCAAAGCCCCAAGCAGCGTGTAGGCCCGAAGGGCATCCAGTTGGTTGTCGAGCCCAGCGCTCGTCATAAACCGCCCGTCTTGGAACCAGTCCTTGCGGCGGCCAGCCCGCTGGCTCAAGGTCTGTCCGGCAAACGAACGGTTGGCGGTGCTTCCAGTTCCATCCTCCGGATCACCAACCGGGGACTGCCCCTTCAGTTCCTGAAGCAGGGAGCGTGCCATCTGGACTTGGTAGGGGTTGCCCAACTTGGCCCCGGTCATGTGGCTGAAGATGTTTTCCAGCCCGGCCTCGACCTGTTCCGGGGTCATGCTCAAGCCGGCGGCCTCGGCCTGCCCTGCGATCTTCTGCCGCAGAAACTCTGCCGGCGTTATCCGGGGAGAGTCCGGAGAACCGGTGTTGATCGAAGGCCGGTTGTAGAACGCATCCCGTGCCCGCCGCCCGTAGTCCTCGTTGACGGCCCCCGTGTAGAAGTCGGTGATCGGGCGAGGCTGGACGTTTTCCATGCCACCGAAGCCGCCAGCGGCATTGGCATACGCATCGGCTCCGGGGACGAAATCATTCCACGCCATGATCTAACCTCCGGTCAGGCCGGACAGAGGAGTTGGCTGCTGCTGCGGCTCTTGGGCGCCACCACCGGACATCAGCAGCGGAAGAAGGACGCTGTAGTACCAGTCCGGTCTGGTTGGCGGCTTGAACGGGAAATCTACCGTTTTCATTCCGCCGTATGGAACAACGTCGCCGTCGATAGCCACCGGCCTGTATTCATCGCCGGGCAGGAAGCCCAAGTTTCCAATGTGATCGTCGTGCCACCTCCACCCCTGCCGCTCGATAGCCTTCAGGAGCGTGTCGGTGTGCTGCGGGTCAGAGGGGCCCCATGTGGGATGGTTCAGGATGGCCCGGGGCTGGATTACGACATCCAGCCCGTCATGCCGCCGGTGCGACGGCACGGTATCGTCCATGACGGCAGGAATTTCCATCTGGTGGGTGGGGGCGGCAACACCCCACACGCCCTGCGGAACCCGCGCGTCCTGCCACGTTGAGCCGAGGTCGGCCAGTTTCACCACGTTGTCGCCGGCACTGAACGTGGTTTTGAACGCACCAGCACGGGGAAGATCGTTGACGCCAAACTCGTCAAACCCCTGAATGCCCAACGACTCCAGTTGTTTCTGGAGGTTCCACAGGAACTCCCTGTCGTGGACGATTCCATGGAGCAGGGGGTTGGCGTTTCTGACGTTGCCGGTCGTTCCCAGCGCCACGCCTTGAGAAACGGCGTCTTGGATGTTCCGCCGCAGCCATTCGTCACCACCTGAACTGGCGTGTACCGCAGGCGGGCGGGGTGGCGTGCTGGCTGGCGCGGGGGCTTTAACCCGCCTCGGCATGCGTCCGGCCATTACTTACCCCTCCACTGGTCTTGCCAGTGCAGAAGGGCCATGCGGTTCTCCTTCCGCTTCCGCCACCACTCGATGAGAATGATGATGAGTTCGTACAGCAGGGCCGACAGGATCGTGGCCCAAATGAACCCAAACTCGCGGTCACCGTAGGCCAGATGCAGGTGCCGCTTACTGGACTTCATCAAGTCCCGAATGGCCGTGGCCTCGGCCTTGGAGTCGCCGGTGGCCAGAGCGAACTGTTCGTCCGGCCACTCCTGCACTACCACGGAGATGCAGTCGAAGACCCTCTCCTTGCCTGCCAGATACTTCCGTAGGGGAAGTTGCTGCCAGATTTCTTCCTGAAACTTGCGGTACGCCGGATCGACCATCGAGGGGGAATCTCCTTGGACTCTCCCCTTTTATGGTCAAACCAGCCTACCAAGGCTCGTTTCTGGATCGGGCGGGCTGTCGCTGCGGCTGACGCTGTGCCGGCTCGTCGGTTTCCTCACGCTCCTGCTTGGAGCGGACCATGAGGCCGATGTCGTTGGCCACCATCCGCAGGGCAGTGCCTTCGGCACCGTCCTTCCGGGTGAATGTTTCCATGGACAACTGGCCGACAAGCATGACCTTCATTCCCTTGCGGAAATTACCGGCGGCATCGTCCGCCAGACGGTCGAAGCACACAACGTCCAGCCACGTAGTCTCCGGTTCCTTCCCATCCCGCTTGGTCGTGCTGGCCACCGAGAAGGTAGCCATCTGCTTGCCAGTTCGGGTCTGCTTGAGTTCCGGATCGCGGCCCAAGTTACCGGTGACGGTGGCTTGGATCATTGGTTCACTTCTTCTTGCCGTAGCCGCCGGGCATCGTCTTCTTGGCCTGACTGCTCTTGCTGGATTCCGTCTTCTTGCTGCAACTGCTGGACTTGGCCATGGATCATTCCTTCTTCAAAAGGCAGGGCGAACAAGGGTCCACATCAACATCGTCACGCCGGCGATCATTGCCAGCGCCATAACGAACAGGGCGAAGTTTTCGTCTGGATTGTGCTTCATCGTCAATCCGGCTTGTGCTTGGAAGAATCCCACACGCCCCCCTCCTCCTCGTCCTCCTCTGGCCCGAGGGGGATGCTCATGGGGGAAAGCGATTTCTGGAACCGCTCCAGCAAGTCAAGCAACGTCGCGGCCCGATTGGCCATCCCGGCGTCGTTCACCAGCCGGACGGCCCACTCCAGCGCATCCCGCTCCGCGTCGGTCAGCGTGGCAACGTCCCCGCTGCGAATCACGCCATCCTGAAACCGGACCAGCGAACGCAGCCGCTCGATCTCGTTGGCGGCGGTCAGGTCAGGCTCGTTCTTAATCTGGAACGTTTCCCCACGCCATCGGAGGAAATCGACAATATCCATGTCACCAATTTTGCCAACGCTTGGCATTTTGGAGTCCTCCATGATTCCCCACCAAAGCCCCCCGGCCGGGGATGAGCGACCCGACCGGGGAGCCCGGAGGTGTCACCGGCAGCGTCGGCAGACACTGCGGTGACGATTGCAAGCGGTGAAGCGCTTCACAGCGCGGGCCGGGGCGGTGACCACCCGGCAGGTAGCAGCCGCCACGGCGGCGACGGGCCGGCGGCACGACTCGGCGGTGCAGGACTCCTCGGCGTTGACCAGCGAGCAGCCAATGACACCGAGGGCGAAGGCGAGGGCGATGATGATGGAACGCACGGGAAGACTCCTTCTTCGGGGTGATGCGAAACCCGCTGCCCGAAAATCTTTGGGCAGAGGATTGCTTCAGTCTAGCGGCCTGTCAAGACCCGTGCTTCGTACATGTCGATGTAGGCGTTTCCCCGCAGGGCGAACCCCCCGTTGATCGTCTGCTGGGTGATGGTCTGGTCGCACCGGAACGGGACGCAGAACAGCCCCTTGTCGTTGGCGATCACCCGGGTTAGCAGGGTATCTTCTGGAATAAGGTACAGGAACCCGATGAGGGGAACCCGGAACATCCGGGCACACTGGCTGGCTTGGACGATCTTGTCCATGGTGACCAGCCATTCGTTGTTGAAGTCGAAGGTCAACTGGTCGCGGGTCATGTCCCGGGACTTCTGCTCCACGATTCCACGGACCGTCCCCTCGGGGTCGATCAGCACCGCGTCGAACGGGCAGTCGGATTCTTCGGGGGTACGGGCGTAAGTCCAGCCCCCGCTGTATTTAGTCCAAATCTCGGCGGCACGCCGGGCGTATTCCAAGGACTTCTGGCCCTTCGGAGTGAGGACATCCAACCCCATTTTCGTGCCCTCTATTGGGTATGTACACACGCCCGGTGTAGCGTGCTTTCCCGGTGTATATGCCGGATTTTCCAGTTTCCAGAACGAGACTTGATAGCCTATGCGCTATCAAAAAGCCTGCGGCTGGAGTCGGCGCGGTCAGCCGGCCCGTCCGAGGTGCCGGTGCCGAGGTAGACCCAGCGATCCCTGTACGCTGGCTTTCCGTCACGCAGCCTGCCCCATGTCCGCAGTTCGTACCACTCATGCCTGACGCCTGCGGGGCGAACGGTGCAAACGCGCGCCGTTCCGTGGCAGGAAAACTCCCACATGGCTCCGTCGAACGGGCCTCCGACAACTGGTACGTCGCCGGAACCGGATGCGAGCATGGCTTCGTACTTCACCGCTTCGCACTCCAGTTCAGAAAGCCGCCCGGCCGGGTTCGGCCGCGTGGCTCACCGGGTTCCCCAGCCTGCCACGCACGGTTTATCTGTCCGCTGCCTGCCCGGCCGGGCGACCGAGGGGCGACCCTGCCGGGACGCCGGGTGGGAATATACAAGGGGGCGTTGTATATGCAACGGGGCACGTGGGGTACGTGGGGCGGCAAAATTAGACCACGGCCTAACGACTTGGGGTCTGATGCCAGTAGCGGAGATTTATAGGGAAGTTACCGCCGGACTTCAGCCGACCGGATGGCCTTGGCCAAAAGCCGGACCTCCGGACGCCACGCAGTCCAATCGCAGGCGTGTCCCACGTAGAAGTGGCACTGGTGGCACAGTGTTATCAGACCCTCGGGTGGCGCAAGTTCCGGACCCCCGGCGTGGACCGGCAGGATGTGGTGAACCTCAAGTTCATCGGTTGCCCCGCACGCCTGACACTCGGGCTCCCGCTCAAGGTGCTTCTTCCTCCAAGCACTCCACTTCCCGGAGCGGGATGCCTGAAACTCCGACCACCGTGATTTGAGCCACCGGAACATGCCCTGTTATGGAGGTCATGTTTGCATTAGGCACGTGGGGTACGTGGGGTGCGTGTTTACGCAATGGCCTAATCACTTTGAACCTGCTGGCACTAGACGGCAACTCCCTTGACCAATACCGTCATCCCCCCAACCGAGGGGACCGGAGGTATTTGGGAAAAAATCCAGAGGTGGTACGTGGGCGTCCGAGGCCGCCCATTGGGGGTGGAGGGGGTCGGGTTGTGACGTATGTACCGGCTGGGAACGGCGTTAGAGTGTGGCCGATCGTACCATCGGCCACGGCGCCCGGCCGTCCATCGGGACGGCGTGCCGTGCGGCGCTCAAAATGAAACCGGGCCCGGCAGGGTTTCCCCCACCGGGCCCGGTCGATCGACCCCGGGCATCATGCCCGGTCCGGCACGGTGCCGGGAATCACTCGTCGGCGCCGCCCGTCCAGCGGTCCGCCATGACGCCCCGCAGCCGAGCATCGGTGAGCGCCGCCCGCATGCCGCCCCCCTCGCAGAACGCGAGGAACGGCTCGACTTCTGCGCCCCACAAGCCGAACCCCCGGGAGCCGAACCCGCCCCCGAACGTACACTTCCCGTTCGCGCCGACATAGGCTGACAGCACGATTCCGCCCGGAATCACGATATCGGCCAACGCTCGACCCGGCAGGGAACCCGCCTTTTTCGGGACAGGAACCGTCCGGGGATAGAATCCCGGCTTCCGGGAAC